GCAATAATATTTGAAATAAACACTTTTACTTTGTCTTCATTTTGAAAACGGTCAACAGATTGTTGTCTTTTTTCTTTAGACATTCTACCATCTAAAACCACCGAGTTCTTTTTGTATTTCTCATGTAACATATCTAAAGACATGGTGAAGTTCGTAAACACAATAACCTTTTTACCTTGTTCTAAACATCTATCAATAATCTCACAAGTATAATCAATTTTTTCCTGAGAGATAATTTGTCTAACTTTCATTAAACGATTAATAGTAACAGATAATGATTCTTTGTTTTTAGATTCACTTGTAATTCTTAAAAAGTCCTCAAGTTCTTCATCATAGTATGTACTCTTTAAATCTAAGAATATTGGTGTGATAATTTTATCGGGAAGGTCTAATATGTCAGTTTTCATTCTTCTTAAAACAAGATTTTTAGTTCTCATTCTAAGTTCATCTAAATTTGTTGCACCGTTAGTATTCCATATTTTCTTTTTGTTTACCGTGAATTGATAACCACCACAATACCTTTTAACATAACCTTGCCAATTTAACGTAACATTTGAATTTACGATTCTTAATAGATTATAATAATTGATTGGTTTTGAGGTCATGGGTGTACCTGTAAGTAACCAAACTTTTGGTATATTTTTTAATATATCATTTATTAATTTAGTTCTTTGAGCGGTAGTATTTGATATGTAATGAGCTTCATCTACTATTGCCAAATCAAATTTTTCATTGGCAATTAAATTAGTATTTTCTTGACCAATTTCAGGTGTTTCAGTTGAGTGATAGTTTTTTACAATATCATAATTTATAATATAGTAATTAAATGTTGAACCCCACTTACGACCTTCAACAATTAAAGTTTTCTTATCTGAGTAATTTTCAATTTCTCTCTGCCAATTAATCTTTAGAGATGCTGGGCATATTATTAAAATCTTTTTTGCTCCACTTTCTAAAGAGGCAATAATCGCTGATGTGGTTTTACCCAGTCCCATATCATCAGCGAGAATATATTTGTCGTTGGCCAATAATTTCTCAATAGCTTCTTTTTGGTGAGGTAATGGAGGTCGGTTATCGTAAGATGAATAATCAATCTCTCTGTTTAATTTTTTTTCCTCTTGGATGATTGCGGATTTAGGAACCCACATAGCTGAATTTTTTTCAGTTTCAAAAATTTTACCCCATATGTGATATGCCATATCACTTTCACATAATAACTTTTCACACCATATTTTTTCGGGTGGTTTTGTTAGATGTTTAGATTCCATTAACTTGTCTGCAAATCCATCAACAATACTGATATATTTTTTTGCAACCCGAGGAACTACCTCATGGTATTTTAAAACATACTCAGCTTGGGGTCTTGTTAACTGAAAACCTTTAACTTCAGATAACTTTCTTTTCCACTCAATTAGTTGGTTGTTAAAACCTTCGTAAGTGGACAAAATTTCCCTTGCTTCTATCTCAGGAATCTTACTCTGCATACAATAAGTTAAATATAGTAAAATAGAATCAATAAATGAACTATTTATAGTAAATGAAGAATAAACTACCGATAACCAGATTAAGTAAATTTTTTTCTCAAACTGATTTTGATTTAAATGTTCAGTTAGGGGAAGAATACTTGCATGGTGATTTAGGTATGAAATTAGTTTTATTTAGAGTAGATAGACAAAAAACCGACACTGATGATGTATACGGTGAAGTTGGTAAAGACCAAATTAAATTTTTACCACCTACCGAATTTTTCGGATTGGTTAAAATTGAAGAACCTAAAAACAATTCATATACTAAAGGTGTAAATAGATATTTGGAACCCGGTAATATGACCATTTCAGTTTATATAAAACACTTAGAAGAAATGGGTATTGATATTAGATATGGTGATTTTATTGGGTACCCCGAATCGGAAGAAAGAATTAGATACTATACGGTGGTAAACGATGGAAAAGTTACTTCCGATAATAAACATAATATGTTTGGTTTTAGACCTCATTATAGAACTATCACCTGTGCAATTGCACAAGAATCTGAATTTAGAGGAATTTAATTATGGGATTACCAAAAAGAAAAAAAGATATTAAAGTATACGGTGTAAACCAAAACGCGGATGGTCCTGCAATTACCGGTAGAAGAAAAGAATTATTAGAAGAAATAATTAAATCTGATACTTTTCTTCCTGATTCGATATTGCACGACGACCTTGATTTGGGTATGTTAGAATTTGTAAAAGAAAATTTTAAAGTAATATCTGACGGGGACCAAATACCAATGATTCCAAAAATTCTCACAATTCAAAGATGGGGTGAGTATACCAACAATTGGTCTTTTAGTGATGAAGATGGAAATATTAAGTTACCATTTATTGCTGTTGTAAGAAAACCTGAAGTTCAGTTAGGTACAAACCCATCTATTCAAAGAACTATTCCTGATAGAAGAGACTTTTTTTATGCATCGGTTCCGACTTGGGATGGAAATCAAATGGGTGCGGACATATACAAAATACCTCAACCAATTGCGGTTGATATTAGTTTTGATGTAACTATTGTTTGTACAAAATTTAGAGATATAAATAAGTTCAATCAAAAGGTTTTACAAAAGTTTTCATCTCGTCAAGCATACACTCGAGTAAAAGGTCATTATATCCCAATTGTATTAGATAGAATCGAAGATAATACTCCGATGGATACTTTAGATGGTAGAAGATTCTACATTCAAAATTACGGGTTTACAATGTTAGGATTCTTAATTGATGATGAAGAATTTGAAGTTTCTCCTGCAATTAACAGAAGTATTACCATGGTGGAACCCGATTTAAGGTCAATTCCATCTATAAAAAAAATTGAAAACTCAATAACAATATCATCAAATTATAGTAGTGGTTCAATCGTTGCGGACTACACCGCAACCGCAACAAATAAGGTAGATAAGACGGTTGAAATTTCATTTACTGACACTTTATTAACTGTGACTGGTAGTTCAATATCAATTCCTGTTAAAATTTTTATTGAACCAAATCAATTAAGTGGTACTACACAATATACTGTCGATGGTACGTTTAGTAATTTAACTTTGGTTAATAATTTTAGTTCGGTAGATATTAATACGTCGTCTAAAACAAAATTTAGATATGATTTTACAACACAATCAACTTTTACAATACCAATAACACCGACCCCAACACCTTCAATAACACCATCTTCATCTGTAACACCATCAATAACCCCAACATCAACACCTACGGTTACCCCTACTTTAACCTCAACCTCTATTATCACCCCAACCATAACTGTAACACCTTCAGTTACCCCCTCAGTAACACCGTCAATTACTCCGTCACTTACATCATCGGTTACACCAACCCCTACTTTAACCTCAACACCCACAGTTACCCCTTCGGTAACAATTGAGTCTTCACCGACACCATCACCAACTCAATCAGTAACACCATCCATTACTCCCAATAGTTCTGTCACACCATCGGCCACCCCAACACCATCATTGATGGTGGATGATAAACTATTAATTTCTGGTGGATTCTCATTATACAATGGCACATTATATAATGACATAATTAAATTAAACTCAAATGGTTCAGTTGATAGTTCATTTAGCGGTGGAACCGGATTTGATAATTTCTTAGAAAATCACATAATATATAATAACAAAATTTACGGTGCGGGTTATTTTACAACATACAGTGGTGTATCGTCCAATTATATAATTAGATTAAACTTAGACGGTTCAATCGATAATACATTCAGTATCGGAACGGGATTCAATAGTATCACAAAATTTGTTGTACCCCAATCTGATGGAAAACTATTAATCGGTGGATATTTTACATCATATAATGGCACGTCGGCGAATAAAATTATTAGGTTAAATTCTGACGGAACAATTGATAATACATTTAGTGGTTCAACGTCTACTACTTATGATGCAAACTCAACTGTTCAAGATGTTTCTTTACAATCAGATGGTAAAATGATTCTTTGTGGTAGTATGACCACAAGAAGAATTGAGAGACTTAATTCCGATAAGAGTCACGATTCTAGTTTTACAACTACAGTCGGTACGGGATTTAATGCCTACACATACATGTCATCGGTACAATCAGATGGTAAGATTGTCGTTGGTGGAGATTTTACATCATATAGTGGAGTGACATCTAATAGAATAATTAGATTAAATTCCGGAGGAACTATCGATGATACATTTATTATTGGAACCGGATTTAATAATAGTGTTTATTTTGTCTCGACTCTTTCAAGTGGTAAAATAATGGTCGGGGGAGCTTTCACATCGTATAGTGGTGTAACATCTAATAGGATAGTTAGACTAAATTCTGATGGAACTATTGATAATACATTTAGTATTGGAACCGGATTTAATAATCATGTACTCAGTATTGTTGTTCAAACAAATGGTAAAATACTAATTAGTGGTAATTTTACATCATATAACGGCACATCGGTAGGAAACATTGTACGTTTATTTTCAGATGGAACTTTAGACACGACACTTAATACCGGTACAGGATTTGGTTCTGGAGCAACAATCACAACAGTAACCCCAATAAATTAAACAACATGACAATACAAGAATTTTTATACGAAAAAACATTATCTCATATTGAAATATATGAAAATTTAATAATCAATTTGGTTGTTGATAATGACATCTATGGTCTTAGTGTTGATACTAGTCATCTTGAATCATTATTGGTTTTAGAAAGAACTGACAATTTTATAATTGATGGTAATTTATTAATTTGTAATAACATTACCGTTGATATGACGGAGATTAGTATGTTATAAAAAATTAATCTCCATAGATATCTTTTTTCTTAGGTGAATCATTCACCTTTCCTGTTTTACAAACTTCATCAATCCATTTCTGAACAACCTTATAAATTTTTAATCCATTTTTGTCGCAATATTCTTTTAACATTTGGTGGTGATTTTCACTAACCTTTATGTTTTTTAGGGTGTTTTTCATGATAAAGATAAATATAGATACTAAAGGATAAATTAGTATCCATAAGTGCCATTTTTAAAAAAATCAAGGGAATCTTTGCTAAAAACAAAGATATTTATTGATAAAGAAATAAAATTAATTAACCAAACAAATTAAAAATGGCAAATTCAAATAGAGTTTTTGTATCTCCGGGTGTATATACATCTGAAAAAGACTTAACATTCGTAGCACAAAGTGTTGGTGTGAGCACATTAGGTTTGGTGGGTGAAACCTTAAAAGGTCCCGCTTTTGAACCTGTATTAATAACTAATTTTGACGAATTCAAGTCATATTTTGGGGGAACAAGTCCGTTAAAAGACAACAATAACAATCCAAAATATGAATTACCTTATTTCGCAAAATCTTATTTAGAAGAATCTAACCAAATGTTTGTAACAAGAATATTAGGTTTAACGGGTTATTTACCTGTCAAAACTTATGGTGTTAAAACAATTGGTGGGGTTACATTGGGGGCTCTTAGTGGAACAACCACAAGTTTAACAATGTCAGCATCGACCACAACAATTACAGCAAGTACGATTTATAGTGAACTATCAGATAAAATATCTGTAGATGGAAATTATATTACAGAATATATTGTAGCAAACTTTAGTGGTAACACATCATCTAACCATGGACAATGGTTTGTGATGGGTGAAGTACCAACTTCAGGAACAAGTGGTCAAACATCATCACTTGAAGAAGTTTCTCCTTTAACAGGTTTGAATAACGCAAGTAATTACAACAATAAGGAATGGTTCAATAAACTTTGTAACACCACAGGTTCTGAAGTATATTCTTACTTATTTGTTTATAACAGCGGTGCGAGTAGATTTGATGTGACTAAGTACACATACTATGGAACATTGAACACGGCGTATGATGGACAAGTGGTTTTAGCGTTCAGACCAAGAGGTTCTTACAATGGACAAACATTAAACTTGGAAACTACCGCAGATGTAAATTTTGTGGTTACAGGTTCAGGAATCACTACAAATCCATTAGCTGAATTTACAGTTAATGTTACAGGTTCAACAAGTGGACCAAAATCATTCACTTGTAGTATGGACTCTTCGTCATCAAAATATGTAACAAAAGTTTTTGGTACCGATGTTTATGACAAATTAAAAAGTGATGTACCTGTGTATGTTTTTGAATCTTATCCAAATTACTTACAAAGAGCATATGAACAAGGTTTAATTAGAGGTTTAAGTTTAACAGAAGTTTTCGAACATGTTGGTAACGACTTTAAAACATCTTGGGATACCCCAATGACACCAACTGTTGTATCAGAGGTTAGAGGTGGTGAAGTTGATGATTTATTTGATGTAATCACAGTATCAGATGGTGATTCTGCAAACTACGAAGTAAAAGTTTCAATTATTAATATTGATGTAAACACTGGTGACTTTGACTTAATCGTTAGAGACTTTAATGATACAGACGATAATTTAGTTGTACTTGAAAAATTTGGTAGATGTAATATGAATCCAGATTTACCAGGATATGTTGCTAAAAAAGTTGGTACATCTGATGGTGAATATGAATTACGTTCAAGATACATTATGTTGTCAATGGCTGATAATCACCCAACCGACGCATATCCTGCAGGATTTAAAGGATTTACAAACAACACATCTTTTGGTTCAAGTACTTTAGGTTCGGTGATGTACAAGACTACATTCTATAACGCTGGTGATACTACATCTTATCAAGCCGATGGAACACCTGTTTTATCTTCAGGTGACAAAGTAAGAAGAACATACTTTGGTTTATCAAGTCCAACAAACGCAGTAACATACGATAGAGACTTGTTTAAATTCAAAGGAACATCAGCAGCTGGAACAACTAAGGGTTTCCACTTATCAACAAACGCATCTACAATCACAGGAACAACCTTCTTAACCACGTCGTATGATTTAGAGGGTCAAACAGGTGGAGCGAATAACGTATTAACAAATATCAATTATCGTAAATTCACATTCGCAGCGGCTGGTGGATTTGACGGTTGGGATATCTACAGAAATGTGAGAACCTACGGTGATGGATACATCTTTGGTAAAAATACTTACACAAGTGGTAACACTAATAATGGTGGTGTATTTAGTACAGTATCAGGAAACTCTGACTACTACGCTTACACTCAAGGTATTGATACCTTCGCAAACCCTGAAGCTGTTGATGTAAACATCTTCGCAACACCAGGTATCAACTTCTATGACCACAGTTCATTAACATCTTACGCAATTGATATGATTGAAGAAGATAGAGCGGATTCACTTTATGTGATTTCATCACCAAACTACGGTACAGCGGATGAAGTAATAGACGCTTTGGACGGCGTAGCAATTGATAGTAACTACTCAGCGGTTTACTGGCCTTGGATTCAAGTTAGAGACGCAGACAACGCTACACAATTATACTTACCACCAACAGGTGAAGTATTGAGAAATATAGCATTAACAGATAACGTATCTTTCCCTTGGTTCGCGGTAGCGGGTTATTCAAGAGGTTTAGTAAACTCAATCAAAGCTTATAAGAAATTAACTTTGGATGAGAGAGATGACCTTTACAAAGCGAGAATTAACCCTATCGCAACATTTGCGGATACCGGTACAATCATTTGGGGTAATAAAACACTTCAAGTACGTGAATCAGCTTTGGATAGAATTAACGTAAGAAGATTACTGTTAAGAGCAAGAAAATTAATTTCAGCAGTAGCGGTAAGATTGTTATTTGAACAAAACGACGAACAAGTTCGTAATGAGTTTTTGAGATTGGTTAACCCGATATTAGACGCAATTAAGAGAGAAAGAGGTTTGTATGAATTCCGTGTAACGGTTTCCAACGACCCTGAAGATATTGACGCTAATACTTTGAGAGGTAAAATTTACATTAAACCAACAAGAGCTCTTGAATTTATCGATGTTGAATTCATAATCACACCAACAGGAGCATCATTTGATAATATCTAATAAAAAGGGGAGGGGAAACCCTCCCTATTTTATGTTCCACGTGGAACATTATAATATAGTGTGACCTACGGAATTACCAAATATAAAAAAAATAAAATTATAAATTACCCAGTATATGCACCAGTATTCTAGTTCTAGTTCTAGTTTATTTTTATCTAGTTTATTTCTTTATAGTTATTCTAGTTTCTTTAATCTAGTTCTTAATTTACTAGCATCTAGTACTAGTATGGAAAAAATACGAAATAATTTTCACAAAATCAAGTATTGAGAAGATTTTTTTTGTTTTTTCATATACAACATATTTATAAGAAAGATTAAAAATAAAAAAATTAAAAAACAAATATTGACATGGCAGATTTATTAATGAAAATGCCGGTTCCTTACGAACCGAAGAGAGTTAACCGATTCATACTTAGATTCCCATCATCATTGGGTATTAACGAGTGGTACGTAACCTCAAGTGCAAGACCTAGTGCAAAAATTAACTCAGTTGCAATTCCTTTCATCAACACATCAACATACGTAGCTGGTAGATTTGAATGGAATGAAATAAGAGTAACCTTCAAAGACCCTATTGGTCCTTCAGCGGCACAAGCATTGATGGAGTGGTTCCGTCTACACGCTGAATCAGTTACAGGTCGTATGGGTTACGCAGCTGGTTACAAAAAAGATATTGAATTAGAAATGTTAGACCCAATGGATAGATGTATATTAGTTTACTAATCAAATAATAAAAAATCTGTCAATAAAAGGTCTCTCAAAAGGAGACCTTTACTTTTTTTATAAGTTTTTGTAAATTATACTAGTTATTAAATAAAACAAATATGGAAGAATTTAGAGTCGACCCAACAATCGCTTATGATGTTGTTGAACTACCTTCAAGAGGTATACACTATCAAAATAAAAAGAAATCACTTAAAGTTGCATACTTAACGGCTGCGGATGAAAATATTTTATCCGCGCAAAATTTAATTGCGACAAATGGTGTAATTGATGAATTACTTAGAAGAAAAATATTAGATAGAGATATTCAAATTGAAGACATTGTTGAAGAAGATAGACAAGCAGTGTTAATATTTTTAAGAAACACCGCTTTTGGTCCCGAATATAAATTTTATTTAACTGACCCAAAAACTGAAAAGGATTTTGAGATTTCTGTTGATATGAGTGAATTAAAATTCAAAGATTTTAATTTAGAATCAGATTCAAACGGTGAATATCCATATTTTATGGAAAAATCAAAAGTTCAAATCACATTTAAATTTTTAACACCAAAACAAGAGAAAGAACTTGATGATTTAAGAAAGAGTTGGAATGGTCAAGGTGTTGCACCTGTTGTCACCAAACAATTAGAAATGATGATTAAGTCTGTTGCCGGCAATAGAGATATGATGAACATACATAATTTTGTTGAGAGATTACCAATTAAAGACTCTCAAGATTTCAGAAAATTTCTAAAAGAAAATAAACCAGGATTAGATTTAACAAAAACAGTAAAAACCCCGTCAGGAGAAGACACCCAAGTTGAAATTGGGTTCGGGGTTGAGTTTTTTCGCCCTTTCTATGGCTTATAAGAAAGGACAGTTAGACGAAATTTTATTTTTAATCAAAAGAGGTTTTAGTTATGGTGACATTATCACCATGCCAGTTTTCATACGTAGATATTACGTGGAGTACATTATTGAATTAGAAAACACTCCTAAATAATATTTATTGATATGACAATTAACGAAGAAGTATCCAAATTAAGAGCAGGTTTAAATTATACTCAATTCAAAAACGAGTTCTTGAAATTTGAATCCGTGAAGAATAACAGTTCTTTAATGGGTCAAGTAGATACTTATTGGTCATTTTATAATCAAAAAGAACCATCAAGTGGAGGAAATACAGGAAGTGGTGGTAGTAAAACAGCCGCTTTTGCTACAGACCTACTTAAAACTCAAAATATTGCGGACTTAGGGTATTCAAACCCCGTTTCATCATTATCATTATCAAAAGATACTGTATTCCAATTTAGTACCATATCTGAAACAATAGGTAAAATTGCAAGAGAATCAAAAAATCTACCTGATTTTATGGTTCAATTAGGTGTTAAAGGCGCCAAAGAGATGGTATCTTTTCTTGGTGATGAATTAATAAAAATACAAACACAAGAAGTAGAGTTAAGAAATAAAATTAATTCTGAACTTGGATTAACAGGTGAATTATCAAGAGAATTTAGAAACAATATATTTGAAACATTACCAGCCGCTACCGCTATGGGATTTGGATTTGAGGATGTAAAAGATTATGCGGTACAAATGGTTGAACAAACAGGTAAGATGACAACATTTGGTAGTGATGTTTTACAAGAATCACAAAAAACCGCTAGAGCTTTTTACGGTGATTTATCTAAATTGGGAGCTGCACTGGATTCGTTTGAAAAAGTAGGTATTGGAGCAAAAGACGCAATCAAAGAAATTGACAGGGCGGGTAAAAGTTCATTAACTCTTGGTTTAAACGCGAGAAAGGTGGTAGCAGATGTTGGTGCTAATATGGACAAATTAAACACTATTGGATTTAAAAATGGTGTTGAGGGATTAACCAGAATGGTTCAGAAGTCTATTGAATTTAACATGAACATTGAAAAGGTTAAATCAATGGCGGAGAAACTTTTTGACCCCGACCAAGCAATTGCGTTGTCCGCAGAATTACAAGCTATAGGTGGAGCGATTGGAGATTTCAACGACCCATTGAAACTAATGTATATGGCAACAAATGATGCCGGTGGTCTACAAGATGCGATGATAGGTGTTGCGGGTTCATTAGCGACATATAATTCCGAATTAGGTAGATTTGAAATTACAGGTGCAAACTTAAGAAAATCTAAAGCTTTAGCTGACCAAATGGGTATGAGTATGGAGGAAATGTCCAAAACCGCAATTAAAGCTGCGGAAAGGTCATCGGCGGCTACCGCGTTATTATCCTCAGGTTTACAAATAGATGAAAAAGAAAAAGAATTCTTAACCAATATCTCCAAAATGGAAGGTGGTAGAATGGTTATAGATATTCCTCAATCTTTAGCAGATAAGATGGGATTAAAAGATACCAAAGTCGCTTTGGATGAACTAAATCCTACGATTGCAAAAGGGTTATTGGAGAATCAAAAAGCGTTTGAAGAAATGTCTGTTGAGGATATTGCGAGAGACCAATACACGGTAACTCAAAATATGCAAAAAGACATAAGTGCGTTATTGACGGTTGCTAAAGTACAAGCCGCCGCAGAAATAAGAAAACCTCTGGCTGAGTTTGACAAATACATTGAAGGTTTAGAATTATCTAGAAATTTAAAAGAAAAGACAAGTTTAGGTGGTTTACAAAAAACAGACGAAGGTTTATTTTCCAAAATGGTTAGCGAAGCGGTTGCACCTGCTAAAGCTTTAGTTGCTAAAAGTATGGGTGTGAGTGAATCTGATTTAGAGAACAGATTAAAAGGAAAAGAATCATCTACCACACCAACAACTTCAACAGTAAATGTTAACCATACACATACTGTTAAATCAGACGGAGCCGTTGTTGATAATGTTGTTAGGGCGATTAATAATAGTCCATCATTGGCTAATGATATGTCTCAAAGTTTTATACCATCGGATTTAGATTACACATCTTTTACCTTACCACCTCAATTTAATTAAAATTAAAAAGTTTCTATTTATAATATAAATGCCAACATATTTAGATTTTAATAACACCAAAACTTTCAGGGACTTTTTAATTTCAAAAACTCTGAATAGACCGAATGGACCTCAAACGTTCACGGATGCGAATTATAGTGTTCAGAATCTAAATAATTTTGCTAATGTCGACCCCGGTGACGTTAAAACAAATTGGGCGGTTTATTTTGGACAAAATTTTATCAATTTATATGTTCCACCCAATAACACAATTGAAGAATATACTGACACATCTTTACCGTCTTTAGCTTTATTATTAGGTGGTATAAATCCAGCTGGATATGTAAATTCATTCGAACCCCAAACAACAAATTTAATTAGTATTATGGCGGGCCAAAACTTCGATAGTGATTCGAGGTTAATGAAATTCGCCACACAAAACATTAGAGAAAACAAACAAGGACCTGTCTTTGCTAGATTACAACAAAATTTGGAATCCGCAACATTAGGTAGGGTTAGGGCGTTAGATGCGTTAGGTGGAAATACCGCGACTGCAATTAATATTGTTACAGGTAGAGAACCTTTAGTTGAAAAAAATTATAAGATTACCGTTGCTAAAAGTTTATTAGGAAAGGGTGTTGATTTTCTTCAAACAGTTGCAGGTATTGAATTCCCTTTTAGTGAAATACCTGGCGATTATTTAACCAACCCAAGAAACCCTATTGAAAATAGACCAACACCAAAAACAGAAGCCGGCGCTATTTTACAAGACGTTACTGGTGTTTTAGGAAGTTTAGTTGGTATTCAAAGAAGACCTAAACTCGGAAGAAAACCTTCCGATTTAATGATTGAATACATGGGAGAGGGTCAGAAACAAATATTATTTGACCAATTAACATATTCAACATATGCTCCAAATTATACAACAACAGCGAGGTCACAACAGTCATCAAAAATTTTCAATTTTGCGAATAGTTTTGCTCAAGGGGTAAAAACTGTTTTAGGATTAGAAGCACCAAAAGGTGTCGCATATATTGGAGACGATAGAAGTGAAGACGTGAAATATACCATGTCAGACTTTAATGACAACATGGTTAAAAGTAGTTACTTCTTAAGTTTAATGTTTGACCCGGTACAAGCCGCGTTATTCGAGAGACAAAGAAATATTTCCCAAGGTGGACCAATTAGTGGTAAACTGACGTGGATTAGTAAGAACTCACAAAACAAAATTGGATTATGGAACGAGGAATTCCAATCAAGAGAAAGTGATACGTACAACAATTCAATTTCAACAAAATACGGATTTAGAGAAGATTCAATTTTGGGTAAAACTCAAGAAATCTTGGATTCAATGCCTAAAGATGGTCAAGCCACAAGAACACACGTTGGTAATGTTATTGACCAAACAAGTAGAATTTTTAAAGAAGGTGACAGTATGTTGTCTCGAGGTTCCGCAATTAAATTTGTTGACAAGTATAAACAAGAAACAGGTGCTGAATATTGTAGGGTGTGGACCAAAGATAGGTCTTATATGAACTATTCAGACACAATGAAAAGAACCGCTAATATCAGAAAATTTGATGATAGTGTAATGGGTGGTGAGAGCAGACCTTGGAATATTAATATCGCACCAATGTCAAGCGGAAACTATGATGCAAAAAATAGTTTTAAAAACTCATTTGGTGCAAAGAATTCAACAAACATATTTGAATCACCCACAGGTGATGGATTTTACGCTAAAAAATATATGTTCTCAATTGAGAACTTAGCATGGAGAACATCTAATACACCTGGTTTCACATACAATGATTTACCATTCTGTGAGAGAGGTAATAATGGAGGTAGGGTTATGTGGTTTCCTCCGTATGATTTGAAAGTTAGCGAGAACAACCAAGCTAGATGGCAAGACAATACGTTTTTAGGTAGACCTGAACCAATATATACTTATCAAGATACTTCTAGAAGCGGTCAATTATCATTTAAGGTTGTAGTGGACCACCCAAGTATTTTAAATTTATTGGTTAGAGAATACTTTAAAGGAATGTCCGATGAAGAATCGGAAAATTATATCAACGCATTTTTTGCGGGGTGTGAGGAATTAGATTTCTACGCATTAATCAGAAGATTCGCTCAATTAGATACAAACGATATAAAACTAATTCAAAGTTTCTTAAATCAAGGACAAGACCCCGAAACTATCAAACAATATAAGGTAACCACTGAGTATCCAACAGAAACAACACCAACAAACACAACAACACAAGGTAACGAAGCAGATTCTAAAGCTGTTGATGAGGTTATAATTAAATTAAAGTATGAAAACGATATACCGGGACCAAGAGATAAAGTTGATACCACACAAAATTATACACAATTATACAAAGCTTACAAAGACCAAAAACAAGCTTATATTAATGAATTAGGTGCCGCGTTAAATACTTTAACTGGTTTGTCTCAAACAGACACTCAAGTAAAAACAGAAAAATCTTTTATTTTTGGTGATGCTAATCACGTTATAACACAATCCGACATTGATGCTCAAAAAACAAAAATCGGTGATTATTTTGATGAAGCCGATGTGTCATTTAATAAATATGAATCTAGTTTAAATAGTTTAATATCAGACATATCTGGTAAAACAGCGGAAACAATTAGATTTCAAATTTTATCTTCATGTTCATCAGTTGCAACCAATGATTACAACGAAAGATTATCACTAAGAAGAAGTCACTCCGTAATTCAAGATATTTTTGATAGATTATCGGCTGTCGGAGGAAAAAAAGAATGGCAAATAAAATGGCCAACAAATTTAAATTTAGTAAATAAAAATAATTCTGATAACGACAAAGAAATAATTCAAAAAGGAGAACCTATTGTAATTGTAAAAGAATATAGTACAAAAGATTTTGGTTTTGAACATGATACTAAAATTATTGTAGAATCGGTCAATTATGGTGAAACATTAACTGGAACCCAACCTGATAAAGATTGTGTTAATAAAGATTTCGTTAGAGTACCAAAATTAAAACAATACTCACCAATTGCGTTCTATTGTAGACAAACTGCAATGTCTTTAAAGTACAATAATAAATCAGAGAAGAAACAACCCGAAACACCCGCACCACAACCACCCATAACAAAAATTGAGGAAAATGGACAAGTTGTTGTAAATCCACCAACAAGGAAACCGGCAATTGACCCATTAAAAAGAATCATTGCAAAAACACTATCTGAATGTTTTTACTTTAAAAAATTAGAAGATAGTGACCCTGTTGTTTTTTCATCACTTAAAGAAAAATTAAAATATTTTCATCCCGCGTTTCACTCAACAACACCTGAAGGTTTAAATGCGAGACTTACATTTTTACAACAATGTATAAGACCGGGTGATACCATACCAATTAAAGGTATATCAGAAGATTCGGATGTTAGAGCAAGAAATACCTCTTTTGGTCCACCACCTGTTTGTGTATTAAGAATCGGTGATTTTTACCATTCAAAAATAGTCATTAGAGATGTGAACATATCTTTTGATGACGGAGGTCAAATATTGTGGGATTTAAACCCTGAAGGTATTGGTGTACAACCAATGATTGCTTCGGTCACACTATCGATAAACTTTATTGGTGGTCAAGGTCTTTCAAAACCTGTTGAACGACTTCAAAACGCTCTATCATCTAATTTTTATGCCAACACCGAAATGTACGATGAAAGGTCAATTGCAACAAATGAAACAATCGGTGGTAAGAAGGCCGAAGAATTTACTCGTGAATTTTTAGAAGATTTGAACAAAACTTATGGTAATGCCATTAACAAAACCAATCAATCTCAAAATACTAAAAATGTAAAAGGTGGAAATTATATGGGAGCCCTTGATGGTAACAGTATAAAATATACGGACATAATTAAATCCGTCTTCGCCTCAACAGAAAGTTATTTTGATAAGTACCAAGACACGTATAACAAAGTTTATACAAAATACGGTAAAGATATTACCGCTCTTTTATTTAAGGGTGAATATAGACCAATAAATCAATACGACATTTACACCTCAACATCACCAACACCGGGTAAAACATTATCATTACTTGGTTTATATAAAAAGACACAAGAATTAACAGTTTACACAACTGGATTAAAAACAGGATTAGCTAATTTTCTTAACAATTCATCATCAACTTATTTAGTTGATATGGTTGGTTTTAATAAAGAAATGACCGGCTCAATACTTACAGATACGAATGTTAAATTAAAAGATTTTATAACTAAAGAGATAATTGAAAATAAAATAAATGAACTTACCGTTTCCACTCAAATATTAGATGAACTTGAAAAATCAAGAAACCAACTAATATCTGATTTAGATAGAGTTAATTTCGTTATTAAAAATGGTAAGGATTCAACAGTACAAGACAGTGTTGTTAAATCTGTGGCAATTAGTGGATTTACTTCTGATTTATTATATAATGAATATAGTACCTGTATTGATTATATTGAGACAAATGCACCGAAATTAGTTGATGGTCTATCTACCAATATTACATTTTTAAATCCAACAATACAATCGGCGGATTTTGAATTTATGATGAAACAATTGTTATACGATAAAGTAGATGCATTTATATCAGAGCTAAAAGACCCTTCGTTATATAAAGACCCTCTAAAAAATCAATTGAAAAAGAGATTAAATAAATTTGTTGAAAAACCAGAAGAAAAGAAATTTAAATTAACCAAATTCAAAAAAAGGAAAAGTGATAAAGAAATTAAGTTTGGAATTTCATCCACAACAGATGAAACAAACCAAACAATAATAGATGAAGCGAACCAAATCTTTTCAACATCAAACGAAGTAAAAGATAAATTAAATTATTATAGACCACAATAATGAGTAGACAGTATTTTGATAGATATCAGTTTTTTGTTGAAGATGGTAAATTTAGGATTGTACCAGGTATTGAAATCCCAATAAAACCTTCTGACAGATATATGTTTTATAAAAAAGGTAGAGATAGATTCGATAAGATATCTCAAGATTATTATGGTTCACCAGTATTTGGTTGGTTAATATTACAAGCAAATCCAACCGCTGGTAGTGTTGAATTTCAGATACCTGATAATTTTGTTATTAGAATACCTTTTCCTCTCACAACGTCTTTACAAGATTATAAAAGAAGTGTAGAATTGTATAACCTATATTATGGCGAGCAATAATGATTACCCAAATAATGAAAACATACTTGTAAAAGTTGACCAAAACAATCTTATTTATGTTGACCCAAATAGTGTTGTTGATGCAAACGGAGAAGTTCAACCAAGAGGACATAAACAAGAAAACTTAGTCATGTATGTGAACTTGGAAGCTGATTTGATTCCAAGAACGACTCTTATTGCTGACGATAACGTAGGAAATACACTAACTCAAGTTGCAAAAGGTAATCTCAATTTTTTAAGAAACGCAAGTGGTGATGGGAACTTTGATGCCACATGGACTGACGCTTTTGTTCCCAAACCAATTCAGGGTCAAGAATCTACATATAAAGATGGATATGACGTAACATTCGGTGAGGACCAATTCAAAGACCCAACAGGACAATCTTTTGGTATTGATTCAATTAATATTGACGTAAAAGGTGCCAACTTTGTTCCACAAATCACTATAAACTTTGTTGACGTAAGAGGTAAAACTCTTTTCGAATCTTCTGAAAACTCACCTTATCGAGCTTTCTTCCATTTACCGTGGCCAATTTTTTATTTAACAGTTAAAGGTTACTACGGTAAAGCCATTCGTTATAGATTACATATGACCGATTTTAAATCGAGATTTAATGAATCTAATGGTAATTTTGAAATAACAACAAAGTTTGTTGGTTCAACTTTTGCATGGTTAAACGATATCCCATTGTCTGCAATTATCAACTGCCCTTATATGTTTTTGGTCGAAGAAAAAGACAATACAAAATTTAATGAAAGTACAGGATTATATGAAAAAAGAGTAAAACAATCATCAAGAGGTTATACGATATTAAAATCGGTGTATAGACAATACGAACAAAAAGGTTTAATCCCAAAAGGTTTTCCTGTTCGTACCCTAAAAGAAATTGGTTACATCGCTGAAACTCTTGATAAAATACTTGAACAACAAATTTTTAGTAAAGTCAGTATGGATGTCTTTTCTGGTATAAAAGAAATGGACACCCTTCTCAATGATTTTGAAAATTCAATTAAGGCTTGGGGTAAACAATATCTATCACAAGAATATACATCATTTACTAAAACTGCAACCAATAATGAAACAATTAGTGATTTATGGTTTTATTTGAACGCGAAAGATAAGACAGAGACAAAACATATATTAGGTAACGGAGCGGGTGCTCTTGAACTCCTTTTATCTAGTTTCAATGCCGCTATGGGTAAAACCAAACTTTTAACTCAAGAACTATTAAATCAAACAAGTGGAGACTTCAAAAGGATTTCAATTAGGAATGTTAAAAACGTAAGTTCATATTATAAAGTTCTTAATGATAAAAAAGTAGTTGTACATATTGATGGAATTTTTGAAGACATTTTTCAAATAAGAAAATCATTTGAGGAACAAAGAAAAAAAGTCGAAGATGATGTTGAATCAGAAATGAATAAGGTCATCAAAAGTAAAGAATATGGATTTGGATTCGAACCAACCGTAAGAAATATGTTTGCGGTTTTATTAGCTAATGCTGAGGTTTTTATTAGGTTAATGAAAGATGTTCATAACAAGGCTTTTGATGCTGCTAATAATAGAAAAAAGACTTTAACAAATTTATCAAAAGAATCAAAAGGTGAAAACATATATCCATGGCCTGAAGTAAAAAAACCCCAAGGTGGTGGTAAACAAAATGTAATTGCGTATCCCGGTGATGAAGAATTAGTTCACAAATTAAAATCTTATGACAAAACCCTTTGGCCTGAAATTGACTTTATTGAAGAGTATATTAAAATTGTAACCAATAGGGTAGAAACAAACGTAAATGGGGAACCCACAAGAAATGATGTAAATTATGTTTTTGATTCAAATACTGAAAATCAAAAAATTGAAGACTTATCAGGTATTGACGTTATAAATGAATCTATACCATTTATTGATAAAAGTTACGCGGGATTTGTTTACGAATTGTACGAAAGAGCACTGTATTCAACATTGTTTGATTCTTTTAATGACCAAATGATTAGACAGTTGGCCAATGAAGAATTTAAAAATATTCAAGAATTAATAAAAGACGATAACGATATTATTGAGTTAGCAAAAAAAATAACCAATAAAGACCAATTAATTGCTCCTGTTACAAAAACAGAATTAAGAGAAAACGGTGTTATTCAAAAAAATGAAGATGGGACACCTAAGACCACTACGGTTTATGATGGATATCTACCTGGATTATCACCATATGAAAGATTCAATTATTTTAAAGACCATCTACCAACAACCAATTATATATCTTCAGTCATTGACGAACCATTTAAATTTGAAAAATATGACGAGACAGCAACTAACCCTACGGGTGATTTAAAAGAAGATGATTTAAATAAAATTTTAATTGATTACGAACCTGAAACATACAGGACAGACATATACCCCTTCAATTCAACAACATATTTGAATTATTTAGGTAAAACAAATTTCACAAGAGATAATTTTAAATTTAATGGCATTTTAAAAGTTAACAGTTCTCAAGGTTTTATATGTTCACCAATAGAATCTAAATCATGGGTTAAACCATCAGCAGACAGCACTGACTTTTTTAAAAATACGATTAATGTTACAGGAAACACAACCTCAATATTAAACACACCATATTTTCATAATCAATTATTTAATGATTTTAATAAATCAACTTTACGAGGTAAGTACGCTGGTTCATCGTATTTGTTATTAAACTCATTACCTTTCATTGATTTAGATGAACAAATAACATTTGGAGGTCAGTCAATATTAACATCTTCTTTATTTAGAGAAGTATCGTCTACACATTTTATACCATATCATTTAATGTTAAAATGGGGTTCAATTTATCATAGATATAAAACACACTTAATAGATGGTTACGATATTTTGAATGGATGTGTAAATTCAAGCTATGTTACAAAACCATTAACAGGTAAAACCCTATTTGATAATAATGGTGCACTAATAACATACACATCAACAAACGCAAGTAGTAGTGGTACTACGATTAATGTACCAAGTACAATAGGACTACAAACAGGAATGACCGTTACGGTTATTGCTGGTACAGGACAAACAGCGCCGAATACGTACATTACAAATATTACAAGTACTACAGGATTTACAATTTCACAAACTCCACTTACAGGACTAACAGGTGCCACAGTATTTGCTGTTTATGATGAATATGTGACCTTTGATATAGTACCAAAAATTTCCACATCATCAGGTTCAACTTCAGGTGTTACATATACTGGTTACACTAATGCAGGTATTAGACCGTTCTATCAAACTGTGTACAGTCAAATAGTAAATGACTATGCAACTTATGATATAACTTTAGGTAATGTTTCATATTCTTCCACAAGTACATCGGGTAAATTATTACATAGGGTTACACAAAAAAGCGGTATGAATTATTGGGACGTGGTTATGGATAATTCCAAATACATAACCTCAGACAAAAACTACACTTTATTACCATCTCTTGGGGGACATAAAAATAGTGACATATCCAATAGTAACACATTCACAGTAGCTGAGGAGTTGACATTTAAAACACTTTGGTACCTAAACGACACTCTTTCAACTAGTTTTAGTGGACAAACGTTCCCAAGTCCGTACGATTATTTTAGGACAACAGGTAACACATATTCAATATCAACTAATTACAAAAAGGCGTTAGATTTAATCGGTACATTTAGCCCTCAAATACTTGAGTATTTTGAAAGTTTCTTTCTTGATTTTGCTAGTGAAAAAATAAATGAAGAAATACCGTATAACATTTTTAGGAATATTAGTTATCCTAAATTCCAAGATATGTTAAAGAAATTATCCGTTGTTGAAAAGAAAGACGATGATAGTAATGATATTGATTTATTAATTGGTAACACATTAAAAGAAAGACAAAAAAGAAACGCTGAATCTATCACTACAGATATATTAAGTGCTAACAACTTAATAAAATTTACGTTAGCAAACCCAAAAGAAATTGATGCCAATTCTTTATATGGTTTGACAGCGGTTCAACCTTATAAGTCTTTGACAACTTATAAACCACAACCTTTCAGTGCTTCAGATTTAACAACCCCAAATCTTAATTTTATTAAATTATATATTGGTGAAGATATTGATAGTTACTATGTTAATTTCTTTAGTTTATTGGACGTTAAATTAACTGAAGATAACATAAAAAAACATAGGCCGTTGGCTCAAATATATGGTGGATATCGAAAAGCGGGAGGAACCAACACCAAAGCCGCGTTTTTAACTTATTTACAAGATTCAATAATACTTAAAAATACAGGTGGAACAAATGTTCCAAAAGGGGCTGAAGCTAGACTTGCTTTGTATTTGAATACACTTTTACCATTATTAGGTAATTTAACGAGTAACGCCACGGGTAATCCTGCTGCTAGTATTGATATGTTTAGAGGTTACAATTCAACTCAAACAAAGTTAGAATTGTATAACACTTTCAAATCATTTAACGATAAATGGACCGCCGGTAATTCAATTGGTCAACGTTTGTTACTTGAGGAATTTTTATTCTTAGACAAAGCCAATAGAGACATTGGTGATAAATTTTATTTAAACATAGATAAGTTTACACCTTTATTGGACCCAAACAACTCTAAACTTCCTTTGTACAACGCCATTTCTATGATAATACAAGGTACTGGATTAGATATGAGAGCGTTACCTGCCTATATAAATTTTTATGGTAATAACTTGACAAATAAGAATAAAATAACACCATCAAAAAAAGTGGCATCAACTTTATTTGGTACATTCTTAGAGGTTGATTATCAAGAGGCGACACCAAAAGTTATCATACAATTAGTTGGACAAACATCGAAAAGAATTGATATGTCCAATAGTAAGGCGTATAAGTTTGTTGACGATAGTTTTTATATTGGTGGACAAACTCCAAACCCATTATTAATAACATCATTAGAAGGTTTCTCACAAAACGATTTATCAAAATCTAATAGGGTAGTTGCGTTTGAGGTGAGTTTTGGTGACCAAAATCAAGGTATATTCAAAGGAGTTACATTAGACCAAAGTACACTAAAAAATACATCAGAGTCTTTTCAAGTTTTAGAAAATCTATCAAGGTCGGCTTCAGGTGCTGGTGTTCATAATGTAGACACAAGTTTATTCGATTATTATAAACAAGCATCATATAAATGTGGTGTAACTGCCATGGGTAACGTTATGATTCAACCAACAATGTTCTTTTACTTAAAAAACATACCTATGTTTAGGGGTTCATATTGGATTACTGAGGTTTCTCATCAAATCAAGGGTAATAACATCTCAACAAGTTTTTCAGGAACACGAATACCATATACTTCATTACCTGACCCTAAAGACTCATTTGTTGCAAGTTATCGAATTCTATTTGATAAAATTCAAGCAAAAGCTATTGCTAAAATCAAACAGAGAGCCGCTAACGATACCGACACCGACCAAGAAGTTATATACCAAGGAATACCATATGTTACGGACAGACAAGGTAAAAATATACAGGGTGAAACGGTTATTCAAGAAGTTGGTATTAACAGATTTGGTGTACCATATAATGGATATAATGAAACTCGTCTAATACAAAAAGTTAGAAACGGTAATGAGGAATGGTTTAGAACTATTGTATATAAAATGGGTGGAGAAAAATACCCAATAGATGACGCACAAGGATTTAATCTCACAAACGGAATTACATGGTCTGACGTTAAGGATTCAAGTTATAAATTCTATAATGTGGATTTTCAATTGTCAAGAACCATTACTAATGATGTTATAAAAACTGCTAAAACAACATTTAAGAACCCTAAAAACAATACTCAATTAACAGTAAATCCTAATTACCAATTAGACAAAACTGTTGGTTCAATAGTGGTTGAAGGTCCAATTAGTAGAGGACCGAAGTCTACCGAGATTGGTATGGGTATGTCACCGAAACTTATGTCCGAATTAGGACTATACGATGGAGACGTTGTATACTTTAAAATGGATTAATTTTTAAGTTTTCCACTTTTTTAGATATTTATTAAAGAAAATACCATGAACAACGAAAAATTGAATAATACTTTGGATAACTACATGAAAAATCCAAAACAAGTAAAATCCGTTTCAAAAGACGGAATGGAAACAGAAGAATGCGACCTTCAAACCGGTGAATGTTATGTTATCAGGTCTAAGGATGGTATAGTAGAAAGAATAAACAAAAAATTTATAACCGAAGACGGTAGACAACTTTTACAAGACTAACTATGAAAAAATTAGAAAAATCACTTATGGAAGAACTCGCGAGATACAACGCGATTAACAAATATGCAAAAACCTTAATGGAACAAGGTGAAGTACCACCTCCTGTTGGAGATGTACCACCCCCACCACCTGGTGATGTACCACCTATGGACCCAGCAGCACCGATGCCCGCTGAAGTCCCACCAGCACCGGCAGCACCCGTGGAAGATACCGAAGAAATCGATATCACAGATTTAGTTAATATGACTAAATCAATTAAAAAGGATTTGGATGATAGCAAATCTAATAACAATGATGTTGTTGGTAAAATGGAAACAGTATTTACTAAACTGACAGATTTGGAACAAAAATTATCTCAGATGGATGCGGTAATGAACAAAATTGATGAATTAGGTAGCAAGGTTGAAACCATGAAAGAAAAATCACCACAAGAAAAGTTGGAGTTACGTTCTTTGGATTCATACCCTTTCAATCTAAATCCCCAAGAGTTTTTTGCTCAAAAACAAGGTGAGATGCAACAAACAGGTAAAAACGAATACGTCCTCACCAAGCAAGATATTGAAGATTATTCAAACGACACAATAAAAGATAGTTTTAACGCAGAAACAGAGGAAGATGAATTTAAGTTCTAAAGTAAACTTCTTATTAGGTTTACAATTACAAATGAAAATAAACCATTGGCAAACAAAAGGTATTGCCAGGCACGACGCTTTTGGTAAAACCTATGATGGTTTATCAGACCTTATTGACGAATTTGTTGAGGTTGCCATGGGTAAATATGGTAGATTTACACTTGAAGAGGATACAAATACTATTCAGTTAGTAAACCTTTCAGAGGTCAATCCCGTTGACATGGTCAAAGTTTGTACTGAAGCTCTTGTTGAGTTCTCAGATGACTTAGATGATAGATTAGACACTGATTTGTTAAATTTAAGAGATGAGATGCTTGGTTTATTGAATAAATTACTGTATCTTTTAACTCTTGAGTAACCCCTTCCCAAAACAATTTTAAAAAAAAAGAGAGTCAGATTTTGTAATCTGACTTTTTTTGTCTATACTTTACATAGAAACATTTTCTAACTTTTAAAAAACAAACATATGATGTCAACAACAGAGTCAGTACTGGCACAGTACGAAAAAGACAAACAGGTCGCAAGCGGCAACACAAACAAGGTATCCCAAGAGGATAGAATGAAGAAGTATTTTACCACACTCCTACCAAAAGGTGAAAGAAGTGGTGAAAGAAGAATTAGAATCCTACCTATGAAAGATGGTAGTAGCCCATTTGTTCCCGTGTATTTCCACGAGGTACAGGTTGATGGTAATTGGGTTAAACTGTATGACCCAAATCAAGAAGGTAAACGTTCACCATTGAACGAAGTACATGAAGGATTAAAAATGACAGGTGACGAACAAGATGCTATTTTAGCTCGTCAGTATAAATCTAAAATGTTCTATATCGTAAAAGTTATTGATAGAGATAGAGAACAAGATGGTGTTAAATTTTGGAGATTTAAAAGAAACACTAAAAGTGAAGGTGTTTTGGATAAAATTGCACCTCTTTTCAGAAATAAAGGTGATATTACCGACCCACAGAAAGGAAGGGATTTGATTCTTAATCTTAACCTAACTAAGGCGGGTAACGGTAGAGAATACACAACAATTACATCTATCATCCCTGAAGACCAATCACCACTACACTCTGATTCAGTTATTGCAGATACTTGGATTAATGATGAATTGGTTTGGTCTGATGTATATTCTAAAAAACCTGAAGAGTATTTAGAAATGATTGCTAAAGGTGAAGTCCCAAGATGGGATACAACAACTGGTAAATATGTTTCAAATTCCACTCAAGAAATTGAAATGTCTAAACCATCTTCACCAACAAAAACATCAGTTCCTCAAGTTGACCCACAAGAAGACATGGAGGGGGATGACGACCTACCATTCTAATTAAAATGAACTTGGACACATACTTAGACATTGTGTCCAAGTTCTTCTTTTTTAATTAAAAACAATAGAAAATATACAATGGCAATCAAGAAAAAAGAATTCGATTATATATCCAAATTCTCATCAAAAACAAAATATAAGGATGAAAACTTTTATTATTGTGGTGAGGCGTTTAACAACGCATGTGGATTACCAGGACCCGTGATGGGAGGTATTAATATGTTCTTAGGACATACAAACTCATCAAAAACAACCGCAATGATTTTAGCTGCGGTTGATGCACAAAAGAAAGGCCATTTACCCGTACTTATTATCACTGAAAGAAAATGGAAATGGGAACACGCAATTGAACTTGGTTTCCAAGCTGAAAAAGATGCGAATGGCGAGTGGACAGGTGATTTTATTTTCAATGATTCATTTGACTATATTGAACAAGCAACCGATTTTATAAATGACATCATTGATGCTCATGAAAAAGGTGAAATCCCAAGACACATTTTATTTTGTTGGGATTCAATTGGTTCAATACCATGTAAGATGACTTTTGATGGTAAAGGTGGTAAACAACACAACGCAAGTGCATTATCCGATAAAATTGGTATGGGTATTCACTCAAGAATTACCAAATCAAAAAAAGAAGATTACCCATCTAAAGACTCGTCATATTATTTGACAATGGTTGTGGTGAATCAACCATGGGTAGAATTACCTGACAATCCAATGGGTCAACCTGAAATCAAACCAAAAGGTGGTGAAGCATTAAAATTAGCGTCTTCACTTATCTTCTTATTTGGTAATCAGAAAAAATCAGGTATCAACCACATTGATGCAACCAAAGACGGTAGAAAAATTGTTTACGCTGTTAGAACCAAAATTTCAATCCTTAAAAACCACGTTAATGGATTAGGTTACAAAGACGGTAAAGTTATCGTTGTCCATAATGGATATATTGCCGACACCAAAGAAGCTTTGGAGTCGTATAAAAAAGAATATTCAAGTTTTTGGAAAGAAAAATTAGGGTCTAGCGACTTTGATTTAGCGGAATCAACAACTTACGATTTCGAAGAAGAAGATTAATTTTTGTTTAACCCTATAAGAGTGATGATTAATGTCTAATGTATTATTGGTAGATGGTGACAATTTACTTACTATTGGTTTTTTTGGATTAAAAAATCACTTTTATAAGGGGGAACATATTGGTGGGATATATCATTTTATAAACACCTTAAGACGAACAATTGAAATCCATCATTTGGATAAGATTGTCGTTTTTTGGGATGGACAAGATGGTTCTATAACAAGAAAAAGGTTCTACCATCAATACAAAGAGAATAGAAAATCTCGTATCAGGTCTGAAGAAGAATTACATTCTTACGGAAAACAAAGAAACAGAATTAAACAATATCTTGAAGAACTATTTGTTAGACAAGGTGAATATGAATTCTGTGAGTCAGACGATTCAATCGCATATTATGTTCAAAACTCACCAAAAGAAAACAAAATAATTTTTTCTTCAGATGGTGATTTGACTCAATTAGTTTCAGAAAATACCAAACTCTTTAATCCCTCACACAGTAAAATATACCAACCAAATGATATGTTCGTTTATGACCATGAACAAATTCTTATACAGAATATAAAATTGGTCAAGATGATTTGTGGTGACCCATCGGATAATATTGCGGGCATCAAAAATTTAGGTGTCAGGAGATTAATTTCATTAGTTCCTGAAATTAAAACCGAAGAGATTACCGTTGAATTTATTCTTGAAAGATTTAACAATTTATTTGAGGAAGACAACGATAATCGTCTTGTAAAGAATCTTCTGACAGGTGTTACCAAATATGGGATATTAGGTGAGGAATTTTTTGATGTCAATAGTCGTATTGTAAGTCTTGATAATCCTTTCTTAACTGATGAAGCAAGGGAATCTATAACTTCATTAATAAACGATTTGATTGACCCTGAAGGTCGGTCATATAAAAACACCATGAAGATGATGATGGAAGATGGTATATTTTTATTACTTCCAAAATCGGATGATGCGTGGATAAACTTCCTCAATCCATTTTTAAGATTAACAAGAAAAGAAAAGAATAAAAAATTAATTAAAATCAAAAACAATGAGTAATCAAGAAGTAACAAAGTTCGAGTTCCTTTTGACATTAGAAGGAAACATTATCTGTCAGCGCTTCTTCAATGTAAGAGAGCATAACCCAAAGTCGAGACGTTCTATGGATTTACACTATTACGTTAAAAATATTTGTGACGATATTGGTGTAGATTTGAAAACAAAAACATTGGATTATCTACATGAAAATCGTGATTATTTTTACGGTTTGGATAGTGCAGAAACCGATGAACAAAATGAAAAAGAGTACTTTTTGCTCGAGATTAAGATGGGTGACGATGTATTTATTCAAAGGATGTTTTCCGCTAAAGTCTATCACCCAAAGGTTAGATATACGGTAGACATTCGTCCTTATTTAAAGAGATATTTGTCAGATTTAACCGACATTTTATCATCTAGAGATTTGGAAACAACTTATTTAAACTATCAATTATAAAAAAATAAAAAACTATGTCAGAAAAAAATTTTGGTTTTCTCGGAGCGTCATTTCAACAAACGTTAATTAAATCAATTGTAGAGGATAAAAAGTACGGTGAACAGATTATTGATGTAATCGAGAGCAAATATTTTGATAATAGTTCTTTTAGATTTATTACCTCCCATATCAAAGAGTACTATCAGAAATATGGGAAAATTCCTGATTATCAAAGTTTGTGTCAAACTATAATTCTTGAAATGGGTTCACAAGAAACCGCGAGAATACATTTAGATACAATTCACGACATCAAAGAAAATACCGTAGATGACCCAATGGTCAGAGAAGAGGCTTTGAATTTTTGTAAACAACAAAATTTAAAGAAGGAACTTAAAATGGTAACAACCATTATTGAAAATGGTAAATTCCAAGAGTATCATAAGATTGAAGGTATTATTCAAAAGGCACTACAAGTCGGATTACCACCTGAAGAATGTATGGATGTTTTTCACAATATCGACGCCGCTTTAGAAAAAGATAATAGACAACCAATACCAACAGGTATAGAGGGTCTTGACACCGCTTTAAAAGGTGGTTTGGGTATTGGGGAACTTGGTGTTGTATTAGCACCAACAGGTACGGGTAAAACGACCATATTATCATTATTTGCAAATACTGCTTACTTACATGGGTACAATGTTCTTCAAATATTTTTTGAAGACAATCCCGATAACATCAAAAAGAAACATTACACAATTTGGTCAGGAATTGCACCCGATGAACAACCTGAAAATAAAGATTTTGTAAAAGAAAAGATAAACGAGGTTCAAACTCAAAGTAAAGGAACCTTGGATATTTTAAAGTTACCAAGTGATTCAGTTTCAATATCTGAGATTAAATCTCGATTGAGAAAAAGAATTTCAGAAGGTAAAAAGATTGACCTTTTAGTTATTGATTATGTCGACTGTATCAGTCCCGAAAAATCTAATTTCGGTGAAGAATGGAAAGGTGAAGGTTCAGTAATGAGAAGTTTAGAAGCGATGACAAGTGAATTTGGAATTGTTATATGGACGGCTACTCAGGGTAACAGAGAATCTATTTCATCTGAAGTTGTAAACAGTGACCAAATGGGTGGGTCAATTAAAAAAGCGCAAATTGCCCACGTAATTTTATCAATAGGTAAAACCATAGAACAAAAAGAACATAACTTAGCAACCATGACTTTACTTAAGTCAAGAATTGGTCGTGACGGAATTATTTGGCAGAATTGTAAATTTGACAATAGACTGTTAGTCATTGATACTGAGTCTCAAACAACACTCCTTGGTCATAAAGAGGAGAAACAAAAAAACGCTGCTGACAGGGTGAGAGAAGCTTTCACCAAAAGACAGGAAACTTTAAACAGAAATTAATAATTATTATCACCATGACAGAGAAGATTTTGAAAGAAAATCCAGGACGTTTTGTCCTTTTTCCAATCGAACACCACGACATTTGGAAACTTTACAAACAACAAGAAGCATGTTTTTGGACTGCTGAAGAAATTGATTTAGCTCAAGACATTTATGATTGGGAAAACAAACTAAATGAAGATGAACAACATTTTGTTAAAAACGTATTAGCATTTTTCGCCGCTTCGGATGGTATTGTAAATGAAAACATTGCAATGAATTTTGTGAATGCGGTACAATATACGGAAGCTAAAATGTTTTATGGTTTCCAAATCATGATGGAAAATATTCACAGTGAAACTTATTCTTTGTTGATTGATACATATATCAAGGATAAACAAGAACAAGGTAGATTATTTAATGCAATTGACACAATCCCTGCTGTTAAGAAAAAGGCGGAATGGGCGTTAAAGTATATTGAAAAGGGTACCTTCGTTGAAAGACTTATTGCCTTTGCTGCTGTTGAGGGTATTTTCTTTTCTGGCTCATTCTGTTCTATTTTCTGGCTCAAAAAACGTGGTTTAATGCCGGGTTTAACCTTTTCAAATGAGCTTATTTCAAGAGATGAAGGAATGCACTGTGACTTTGCTTGTCATTTGTTTAATCACCATATTGAAAATAAATTAAGTGAGAAGAGAATTAAAGACATTATCTGTGGAGCTTTAGAGATTGAAAAAGAATTTATTTTAGAGGCACTACCTGTTAAACTAATTGGTATGAATTCAGATTTGATGTCTCAATATTTGGAATTTGTGACCGATAGACTATTAATGTCATTAAATTGTTCAAAGGTCTACAATGTTGAAAATCCATTTGATTTCATGCAAAATATTGCTCTTCAAGGTAAGACTAATTTCTTTGAAAAAAGAGTTGCTGAATATCAAAAAGCTGGTGTGAATAATAACGTTTCCATTGAAGATATGGATACATCATTTGAAGATATAGATTTTTAATTAGATTATGAAAGTAAAAAAGAGAGATGGCTCATTGGAAGAAATGAGATATGACAAAATCACCAGAAGAATACAATATTTCTGTGATGATTTGAATTTAGAATACATTGACCCAACATTAGTGACTCTTAAAGTTACTCAAGGGATTTACGATGGTATATCTACAACTGAGTTGGACACATTAGCAGCCGAGACGGCTGCGTCTATGGTAACAACACATTCAGACTATGCTAAATTAGCTGGAAGATTGGCGGTGTCAAATCTACATAAAACGACACCAAAAAAGTTTTCCCAATGTATTAAAGAACTTCACTCATTTATTGAACCAAGAACAGGAAAAGATTCATCTTTAATATCAGATGAGGTTTATCAATTTGTGATTCAAAACAAAGAATCTTTAGATGGTGCGATTGTTCAAGAGAGAGATTTTGATTTTGATTATTTTGGATTTAAAACTCTTGAACGTTCTTACCTTTTGAAAATCGGAAGAAGAATCGTTGAAAGACCTCAATATATGTACATGAGAGTTGCTGTTGGTATTTGTAATGGTGACTTAGAAACTGCTTTGAGAATTTATGACGATTTATCACAACATTTTTACACTCACGCAACTCCAACTTTGTTTAATGCCGGTACTCGTAGACCACAAATGTCTTCTTGTTTCTTAATTGGTAATAAAGGTGATGACATTGATGGTTTGTTTGACACAATTAAAGATGTTGCTAAAATTTCAAAATGGGCTGGTGGTATCGGACTACATGTTCATGATGTTAGAGCCAAGGGTTCATATATTAAAGGAACAGGTGGTGAATCAGACGGACTACTCCCGATGATGAAAACATACAATGAAGTCGCTCGTTGGATTAATCAGGGTGGTAAAAGAAAAGGTTCTTTCGCGATTTATCTTGAGCCATGGCACGCAGATGTTTTTGAATTTATTGATTTGAGAAAAAATCACGGTAAAGAAGAATTAAGGGCTCGTGATTTATTCTTAGCGATGTGGACACCCAATCTTTTTATGAAAAGAGTTGAGGAAGACGGGGAGTGGTCACTATTTTCACCTGATGAAGCTCCTGGTTTGTCAGACGCTTATGATGACCCATTTTCTTTTACTCAAGAATTCACAGAATTGTACGAAAGGTATGAGAAAGAGGGTCGAGCAAGAAAAGTTGTTAAAGCGAGAAAATTAATGGACGCAATTTTAACGGCACAAATTGAGACCGGTACCCCATACATGTTGTACAAGGATGCTGCTAATTACAAATCAAACCAAAAGAACTTAGGTACAATTAAATCATCTAATTTGTGTACCGAGATTATTGAGTACTCAAGCCCAACAGAACAAGCGGTTTGTAATTTAGCGTCAATCGCATTACCAAAATACATCATTAATAAAGAATTTAATCATGAACTACTTTATGATAATGTATATCAAGTTGTGAAAAACCTAAACAACGTTATTGATTTGAATTTTTACCCTACTGAGGAAACAAAACTTTCAAACATGAAACATAGACCAGTTGGTTTAGGTGTACAAGGATTGGCGGATGTGTTTTGTATGTTAAAATTACCTTTTGAAAGTGAGGATTCGGACAAATTACAAGTAGAAATATTTGAAACAATTTATTTCGCGGCTCTCACATCGTCTAAAGACTTGGCTGTTGAAAACGGGGCGTACTCTTCATTTGAAGGTTCTCCGTTATCTAAAGGTCAATTTCAATACGAGTTATGGGGTAAAACAGACAAGGACACAAGTGGAAGATGGGATTGGAAGTCACTAAGAAAAGATGTTGTTAAACATGGTGTAAGAAACTCTCTATTAGTTGCTCCTATGCCAACAGCATCTACCGCACAAATTCTTGGTAATAATGAAGCATTTGAACCATTTACATCTAACCTTTACTCAAGAAGAACATTAGGAGGTGAATTTATTGTAATCAATAAACATCTCGTAAATGAATTACTTGAAAGAGGATTGTGGTCTGACGAATTAAAGAAAAAACTAATCATGGAAAATGGTTCTGTTCAAAACATTCCTGAGGTACCTGTTGATGTGAAAGAAGTTTACAAAACAGTTTGGGAAATGTCTCAAAAAAGAATCTTAACCATGGCGGCAAACAGGTCAATTTACATTGACCAATCACAGTCTTTAAATTTATTTATTGACAACGCAAACAAAACCAAAGTTTTAGCCGCACATCTTTATGGATGGAAACTTGGTTTAAAAACGGGTATGTATTATTTACGAACCAGAGCTGCTGTTGACCCATTAAAGGGTTTAGGAATCGACACCTCAACAGCAAAACCCACAGTTGAAGCTAAAGAAGTACAAAATACTTCATACAACCAAAATAATCAAAAAGAAGAAGAAGTCGTGGAGATGTCAATACCATCAAGACCAACAGATTCTCCTTTTGAATGTGAAGGTTGTGGCTCGTAACTGTAGGTGGCTCCATTGATATTTTATAATTAACCATACATCTACTTTGTTTGATTATACAGGAGCAAAAAAATCAAACAATATATAATCCCAACTTCGGTTGGGATTTTTTTATTTATTAGTATTTGTTCTTTAGTTATATTTATTAGTATGGCGATTACATATGGTATAGATTTTCCATTCAGAATTAGTCCTAAGGGTGATTTTTTGGTTATGACCGAAACCCCTGAGAGAGAGATTCGTGCAAACTTGATTCACTTGTTATTAACAAGAAAGGGTTCAAGATATTATTTACCTGATTTTGGGACTAGATTATATGAATTTATTTTTGAACCAAATGACGCTGTAACATGGGGTCAGATAGAAGATGAAATAAGAACTGCGGTGAAATTATACATACCTAATTTAGAAATAAAATCAATTAGAGTTACACCCGCTGACCAAGACCCTGAAGAATCTATGAGCCCACAAGAAGATGAGGACTCAAGATTGTTTAGAGTTTCTGATTATTCAACCAAACCATATACCGCAAAAGTTCGAATTGACTATGACATAAATAACGAACCTTTTGTTTCGTCCGATTTTATAATTATTAACATATAATATGGCTAAAAAAATATCATACGCCGTCAGAGACTTTGCGAGTTTAAGACAGGAACTAGTTAATCTCACAAGGGAATATTATCCCGATTTGATTAAGAATACAAATGACGCATCAATTTATTCTGTTTTATTGGATTTAAATGCCGCTGTGACAGACAATTTACATTTTCACATTGATAGGGTTTGGCAAGAGACAATGCTAGATTTTGCACAACAAAGACAATCATTGTATCATATTGCCAAAACATATGGTATGAGAATACCAGGTAATAGACCATCGGTTTCTTTGTGTGATTTTACAATACAAGTACCTGTTAGAGGAGATAAAGAAGATGAGCGTTATTTGGGGACTATAAAATCAGGTGCACAAGTATCGGGTGGGGGACAAGTTTTTGAAACCATCGACGATATTGATTTCTCAAATCCCTTCAATAAAAGAGGTGAACCAAACAGATTAAAAATCCCAAATTTTGATGGTAATAATAGACTCATATCATACTCAATTGTAAAAAGAGAAGCTGTTGTAAATGGTGTAACAAGAATATATAGAAAAGTTATAACAGAAGTTGACCAAAAACCTTTCTTAAAAATATTCTTACCTGAACAAAACATATTAGGGGTGAGTGGAGTAATTCATAAAGAGGGAACAAACTTTGTAAATAATCCAACTAACTCTGAATTTTTAAGTTCTGAAAATAAATGGTACGAAGTAAAATCATTAATACAAGATAAAGTATTTGTGCCCGACCCAACATCGGCATCTGATAGTGATAATTTCATATCGGGAACATACGTTCCAGTTACAAATAAATTTATTACAGAATATACTCCCGAAAATTATTTTTCGGTAACATTTGGTTCTGGTAATGTTAATCCATTGGATAATTTGGACAACTATAACCAAGGTACTTTAAGAGTAAGTCTTGGAACGTATTTGAATAACCTATCATTAGGTGCTTTACCGAAATCAAATACAACGTTATTCATAAAATATAGAATTGGAGGAGGTAAGGATAGTAATCTCGGTATTGATATTATTACAAGTGTAGATAATGTTGAATTTTCTATTAATGGACCTAACTCATCAACGAACACTCAAGTACAAAATTCTTTAACCGTAACCAACGTAACACCAGCTGTTGGAGGTGCGGACCAACCCACAATTGAAGAAGTTAGAAACATGATAGCATATAACTTCTCTGCACAAAATAGGGCGGTAACTCTTAATGATTATAAATCTTTAATTGAGACAATGCCATCAACATATGGGGCTCCCGCTAAGGTAAACGTGATGGAAGAAGACAATAAAATAAAAATTAAATTATTGTCATATGATGAGAATGGTAATCTTATTGATACTGTTTCAAACACATTAAAAAACAACATTTTATCTTACTTAGCCGAGTACCGAATGGTTAATGACTTTTTAGAAGTTCAAAGCGGTGAAGTGGTTGATTTCACACTAGAGATTGACGTTGTTATTGATAAAAATGGTAACCAAACAGAGATTGTTAAAACTATTATCGAGGATACTGTTAGTTATTTTTCAATTGAAAAAAGAAAAATGGGTGACCCATTATTTGTTGGTGATTTATATAAAACAATAGGTGAAGTAAATGGAGTGGTAAACGCTGTCGATATAAGAGTTTTCAATAACGTAGGTGGAGAATATTCATCTTCTGAAGTGTTACAATCATATATTGACCCAACCACAAAAGAAATTGCTCAATCCGATATGACTATCTATATGAAATCTAACCAAATATATCAAATAAGATTTCCTCAGAAAGATATAAAAGTTAGAGTAAAAACATTAGGAACGACTACATTCTAATTTAATTTTTATTTATTTTTCTGGAAATCCATAATTTTCTATTTATAGAATAATGCAGAAACACAGAATTTCCACAAATATAGGTAAAGACCAAAAAGTTGTTGTCGAATTAAAAAACGACTTTGACTTATTGGAAATATTATCCCTTAAATTCACACAGACGGAGGTATACTCCTCAATGTGTGCGGACTATGGTGTTGTTTGTGGAAGAATCTTTGTAAACAATGGATTCGGTGTTCCAAATGCTAGAGTTTCTATTTTCATTCCAATATCCGAAGAAGATTCAAACGACCCCGTAATTTCTGAGTTATATCCATTTACCACGGTAGATAGTAAAAATGATGAAGGATATAGATATAATCTTTTACCAAGTCGAAAACAACACGGTGGACACGAACCAACCGGTACATTCCCTGACCAAAAAGATATTTTAACGAGAGAAGAGGTTCTTGAGGTTTATGAAAAATATTACAAATACACTGTAAAAACAAACGATGCTGGTGACTTCATGATTTGGGGTGTTCCTGTAGGGACACAAACAATTCATGTTGATGTAGATTTATCTGATATTGGGTGTTTTTCACTTAGACCTGACGATTTTATTAGACAAGGTTTAGGTGTTGACAAATTCAAAAATACATATTCGTACAAAGCGTCAAATGATTTAGACACTTTACCTCAAATAGTTTCTTTTAATCAAACTATAGAAGTTTATCCTTTTTGGGGTAACGAAGATTTATGTGAAATTGGATTAACCAGAACTGATTTTGATTTATCAAGTAAAGGGGTTAAAGTAGAGCCAAAAGCGTATCTATTAGGTTCAATATATTCGGATAAAGGTAAAAATACAATAAATAAAAATTGTAGACCAAGAGGTGAGATGGGTCGAAAATGTGATTTAACCACATTTGATGCTGTTATTGAAATAATAAGGTTTACACCAAATAAAGACAGTAGTGGTCGACCAATACTTGAGAGATACGAAATACAAGAAGATATCGAGGACGATGGTTCATTTGTGGTCCCATTACCCATGAACATGGATTTTGTGTACACAAATGAATTTGGTGAAAATGAAACAACAAATGACCCTAACAAAGGAATACCAACATCGGCTTGTTATAGATTCAGAATATCAGGTAAAAATGAAACTTTAGGTAGGGTTAGATATGTTGCTAGTTATTTGATACCAAACATTAGGGAGTACAATTCCGACGTTGATGGTTCATATGCGTTTTCATTAAATTGGGACGACTACCCAACTTCAGCCACAAGTTCATCAGTAATATTCAATCAGACTTATGGAAGTTATTATCCTGAGGATTATTTCTATAGATTTACATATAACAAAGTCTACACTGTAACATCTTACATGGGTGGGCATTTTAAAGGTGGTAAAGACAACTTTTTAGGTATAAAAGATATTGCACCAAAAGCGGAAGAAGATTGCGAATCAAGTGTTGTCACCCCACCAATAAATTATGCGTGGAGAAAGTTTAGTTTTGCAATTCTTTTGGCGATTATTATTAATGCGTTCGAAAGAGTCATATATACCGCCTTTGTTGGTGCTGTTCAAATTATCATTGCTCCATTTCAATTAATTTATGAAAAAGTTAGAATTGGTCCTTGGAATATTTTAGGATGGACTTTTTATTGGGCACCTTTTGACGGGTGGGATGAATCAATTATTGAACCATTACAAGCATTGGGAACAGTAAGATTAAGTTTAACAATATATCCCGAATGTGAATCTTGTGATGAAATTCAAGTTTTTACGGAAGATTCGTCGACTGACACCGACCCTTCTAACATATATCAAAAAGTCGCTAGTGGTACCGCGGTTCGAGACAAACTTACTTTTTTGGTTAATTGTACAACATACACTTTACCACCACCAACTACTGGCACAACCACCTATACTTGGAGAGATTGTACTAATAACTCAATTCAATCCCAATCAATACCATTTAGTGGGTCATCAGTTACAGGTGTTTGCGCTAGAGATGGTTCTATGTCCTACGCTGGTGGAGATGGTGTACCCGTGGTAACAGGAACCTGTGATTCCACGGTGACAGATATTTTTATATGTGACTATGACCCAACTGAAAGAGAATATTTTTTAAGTGAATCACCCTCAAGTGGTTTAACATCTTATTATTATACGGGTTACACGTATGGACAATCATTATCAACAATTATAAACAATATAATAGTAAATCCTAATAGAAATTATTACATAAGGGTTACTTCTTATCTAGCTCATTCAGGTGCACAAACGGCCGATATTACAGCATTAAGTGGATTAACAACAGGAAATAGTTATACTTTTCTTTACAGAAACTATACTTGTGGTTCAACAACAGGTGTTTTAGGTAGAGATTTAGCGTCCGCAAATTCGTGGTTACAATGGAACGACCCAACAATCCCAAAAGATTATGTTTGGTCGGGATTCACTTACGAAATATACGATTCAAATTACCCGATAACCGGTTCAACAACAAGCTCGTTTGATTCCACATCTTTACCCGAAGGGTGTTTATCTCAAAATACAATATATGACGATAGTGGTATTGTAAAAATAAGTTACTGTGCAAGCGGTACTACTGCCGATTATAGTGGAACAACGGCAAACCCTGGTACAAATTGTAATAATTTAAACTTAATGGTAGTTGGACAAGCAGCAGCTAATGACTTGTCCAAAAACCCTTGTTCGATAAAATGTGACACGAGAAGTGGTTTTTCTGAATTTAGATTTGGTGTTTACACAGTAATTCCCGCGGCTCATACAGACAATAGAGATGTACAATTTAAATTAATCAGAGAATATGCAAGAAGAAAATTGGTAAATAAAGTTTTCTGCGAAGGTATTGCTAATTATTCCTTTTTTGACAACTGGTTAGCGGGTTCTCTTTATATGTTCCCTTTCAAAGCTAGAGTGAGATGGGACAATGAAGAAACTTTAGATTTGAACGTCAGAGGGACCAATTACTGTCAAAATTTACTATATTATAAAGTTTCAGAAAAAACATCAAATGACGCAGTAAAAAAATTTTATTACAGGTCCACAAAATGGAACGGCTCGATTTTCCAAAAAACGGCATCAGGTTCTGAATTCAGTACCCTAAGACACCCAACAACAATAATGGATTTAGGTCCAAGAGATGAATTTATTAAAGAAATTTGTGTAGACCCAACATTAGACCCAAATTGCTCTATTGTTAGAAGTATAGGTTCAACATCGTATCAAAATTTTAAAGAAATGTTGGGTCTTTACATTAATTACAGACTTGACACAAACGCCAATTATAATTATAAAGATTTTTTCTCTAATAATGGATACACTTCATACTACCCGTTTAACACTAATAAAGAAATATTAAATGGTGACGTTTTACAATTAATATCAATTAACAATGAAGCCGGTATTGAGGAATTTGATTTACAAAATAGATATTATGGTCAATACAGTCCTGTAATTCTTGACCCTGATGATTATGTTCAATTATTTAAATCACAATCCGGAACAACGAATGGACCAATGCCGATAAATTTTGTTTTAGACGATGACGGTTATAGGGTTAGAGTTTGTCTAAATGAACCAGGTAGGTTAACAGAATCGTCACAAATTGTTCCATTTTTTTATTGGGATAAGGACGGACAAGGTTTTGGTGAAGGATATGGACAATCTTGGGATTATGCCACTGTTGTTTCTCAGAGATTACAAGGAATGACGTATAATTATGCGTTTACGGGTGATTCAACATATAATTATGTTTTATTTCCGATGACAAAAACATATTCGGGAGATACATTCACAATCGCAGGTGCTGATGTTAACGATGGTTCGTTTGATGTTGAAGATACAAACGACGTGCATCTAAACTACAACAATCAAGAGGAAGGGTTTACTGTTTTACATATAACATCAGGAACCACTTTATCACCGGATGCAGGTACTTTGTGGATTAGAGTTGGAGAGGTGGGGGGATGGGCTTCAAAACCGTGGAATAATGATGTTGATTTTATATTAAAACCAACACAAGTAAATTATACTGGTAATAAACAAATATTATCAACACCATTCTTATTTTATTTTGGATTAAGACCAGGCGCAACTGCGGTTGATAAATTTATAAAATTATTTGGACCAAAAGGTGCGTTCCCATCTCAAGAATAATGGATAAAAAAAGGATTATATTACCATCTAAAAAATTTTTTGGTTCAATCAATGAAGACCAAACAATTCGTGTTGGGTTAGAGGAAACTGAGAATCTTTTAAGAGAAGGTGACAGAACAATTATTCTAAGTAACGCGGAGCTCTTTAATAAAGAAAGGAACGAAAGTAATAGCTATAAAATTCATGGTAAACTAAAAATGGTTTTTAGAAATCTTTATAGTGGTTCATCTGAATATAATCCATTATTAAAAAGACTGTATTTGGTTGGTGACGGTGGTAATAATGATTTTACAGGTTTCATACCCTACCAAGAATTTGCTTTTTTAAGAAAAGATGTGGTAAGACAAATAAACACTATACAAACTATTTCATCATTAACAACGTACAGTCCCATTTTTGCTTATTCAGGAGAAACTGAACACACCTCAATATCGTCCATACAAGCACCATATCACAATTGGAACATATACCTTTCATATGTTTATGGTCAAGACAGTGCTTATCCGATGAAATATTCATTAAGTGGTGGAACTTATTTTAGTTTTACATCAGGCGATGGAATACCTTTTAGGGTTGAAAGCAATGGTAACACATACAAGTTAACAAGTCCTGTAGAACACGGAATGTTATCGGGTGAATTTATTACACTAAGCGGAGGTAGTTTTAATAACGCGGTAAATGTCACGGGTAAAACATTCACAATTATAAGTGTTGGTGACTCAATATATAATTCTGAAAAATATGTTTTAGAAATATCTAAATCCGAATTACCCTCTGGTTCAACACTTTCAACAGTTGTTTTTGGTAAACGATGTCTTGACAGAAATGACATAACAGGTTCCACATCTAATTATTACGTTCACAAACACAAAACACTAACAGAAAGGGAAGATTATATATTAGACAAAATTGGATTTGAGTCATCTATTTGGGAAAACGAAAGAAAATTACTTTTAGAAAATAGTGCTGGTGTTTCTGATGTTTTGGTTGAAAGGAATATGATGGAATCATTAATTTATGATTTCAAAGAACCATTTGTTCTTACGGGATTAACTAATAATTTAGGTTATTTACCAACTGAAGTTTATGTAAGTACCATTTTGGCCAATAGAAACGGTTATTTTGAATACCCACCTAAAGTTGGTTGGAAATTCAATTTTCATGATACATGGGTTGACGAACATTTTAATGGTACAGGAACTACTGAAACGTCCATATTAACAAGTGGTTTCTCGAGAACGATTAGTGCAACAACCTATAATTTTACAACAGGTGTAGATTTACCTGTTGGTACAGTTTTACATGGTGCCTTTGTTGAATACAATCGTTCAGAATTAAAAGAAAGAATTATAAGTGAATCATATCACAGATTCTCTAATCCTTTATTTGTTTTTGATTATGGACAAACGGGTACAACTGTAACCTTTTCAGGTGGTTCAATGACAAACATGTATGGTCTTTATTATCAACCACACCATAGAGTAAAACTAAGACAATTGTCACCATATATTGAAACTTCAACAACAAATCAAGTATACGGATTACCACAGAATTCAAAATATTTTGAAGACGAGGCGTTATGGAAATGGAGAGATTTATACGACCATGGATTTATTGACCCTGATGGTTTCGGTACCAACTTTCCTTTTATTAATAATATACATTATGTAAAAAGTGATATTGATTTTTATTTACGAAACGAAAATATCTACAGGAATAAACAAGATAAAGTTAAGAACGTAAACAAGTTTAAATGTTAATATGAAAATTCTTGCTAAAAATAATGACCAAACAATTATAATTCCATCAAACCAAATGTTTAAAACAGATTTGGGTTGGACTGATAATGCTGAGCAGATGGAGCAAGAGATTTTATATGAAATCATCAACCCAACTGAAAATTATGAAACTGTAAGATACATACATACCGCATATGACCAAGTTTCACCGGTAACTGATAATACTTTTAACCAAACGGACATATGGTATAATTTTTATTTTTTGAATAGTTTTGGTAATTACTCACAAAATTATGAAGACGTTGGAATAACAATGGAAGAAAATTCTAAAATGTTAAAACAGTCAACAGAAAGTTTTTTCAGATTAGAGTTTTACAAAACTAATAATGACGCATCACCAAATCAAACGAATAGAAGATTGGTTTTTGCAAAGAATTTATCACTCCCTCTTGGTGAAAGAATATATTATACAGGCACACCGTCGGGAGCTACGTTACCTCTAAACGATTTTGTTTATGTCCCTGTTTTCACTGGTTCAAACTACAGAAATACGGAAAATATGTACTTTTTTTGGTTTGCGGATGATTCACCATTTGATGAAACAAATATTACGGGAAATACATTTTATATGACCGCCAAGTACTATAATGCAAAAGACGGAAGTGTTATTGATTTTGTAAATAAATCAAAAAATGTAAATGCAACAACACCGTATGCTGAAGAAGAAGATGTCTACTATAAAGTAATTATAGATAGAACAAATTATTCATACATAGTTTATGCGTATAATGGTTCATTAGGTACAAGAAAAGGAATAGTAACCGCACCAATAAATTTTTATGAAAGAAAACAATAATGGATATTAAATCACCAACAAAATACGAAATACTTAGGAAAAATATTCCTAATGTTAAATTGTATTCAAACGATGGTCCATATTGGTACAATAGTTTGGGTAGTTTAATATCGTGGTCGGAGTCTCAATATCTTGACCCTTTAGATGGTTTTATAGTGTATAACGTCACTGGTGGTACTGTTAGTAATGGATACTACATGTGGACGGGAACCACCATACCAACCAACTCTTACGGAGACGCTGGTTGTGATTTAACTTTAGAACTATATGGTTGGAACAATATTACAAAAGGGGAGGCGTATGGTGAACACATGTTACCGATATTTTTAGAAACACACGTTGACGAAATGGGTGTAATGGTTGGTTTTGATGGGGAACTTGAACAAGTTGAACAAATTTGTAACTTTTCTTATACTCAGACCGGTAACACAGTTCAGGTTTACAATACGGTGGACACGAGTAAAGTTTCTGAAATACATTTTATCGATTTTACTGTCAGTTGGGGAGACGGGACTACAAGTATTCTATCAACAACTGGAATTACCGCAACAAAAACATATTCATCCACCGGCGAAACAACCATATCAATTTCAATCAACACACCATGGAGTCAGTTTGAAACTAAAAAGAAAGTACAAGTACCTTCAAATACCACTGTCTCTAACCCATTAGGGACATTCTCCGGGTTCACAATACCATACACCAACATATCGGGTCAAAGTCAAAATTATCTAAACGATTTAGACTATAATGGAACCAACACAGGTTATACCACATTTACATATGCTGCAATTGGTAAAAGTAAAATTAGCGAATTAAAATTATACGGTTCAAATACATACTCAGGTGTAACTACAGGAGTAACAAATGGTGTGGCTTACAGTGCATACACAATTGATAATTTGTATTATCAAGATTTTGAGGATGGAATCACTACAATTACTGGTACAACATCAGGATTTACAAAAGAAGAAGTCATCAATAAGGTTATTACAAGAAATGAACATTTCTTAGGATTTATTGATGAACCAGTAATCTATTCTGACATTTTTGTTGAAAGAGGAAAACAAGGTGTAATGGAAAAAACATTACGATTATCTGAAATTGACAACACAGGTGAATTATCAATTTATGGAAACGGATATTTTAATATTAGAAAACAATAATTTTCATATTTATTATAAAAAAACATGGCAGTAGGTAGTTACGGTATAATTAGACCATCAGATGTGTCACCCGAAGACGTTGAAATTTATTTTCATTACGTTGCGGATAGAAATAGCACTTCGACTGTTACTCTTAAGAAATTAAGTTCAGCTGAAGTATTAACCCCTGTTTATCATAATTCGAACACCACGGATGATACTTCAGCACCTAATGTTGAAATCTTAGGTGGATTGTACAACTTAAAATTAACCGCATCCGATTTTGCGGATTTAGGTGTATACACACTCCATATAAGACCAAAACAAATAAGAACTTCAATTACTGATTGTGGAATTTTAGCGTCTCTACCTTCAGTTAGAGGATTGGTCATTGACTTATCCAATGTTCCTGCTGATGATAGAAATAAATTTACACCACAAGGACTTGTTGGATATAGAATTGAGTACATTAATTCATCTGACAATAAAAAAATTCCAAATTTTTATAGAATCGTAACATCTTCGTTCTACTGTACACCAATTGTTTCAAATTTAACAAGTACATCACAAAAAGCTATCAGATATCAGTATAGTGAACAGGCAACCAATTTGATGTTTTTAACAGTAACACCATCTTCAGCACCAACAAATAAACCAAATACGGTTCCATTTATTGGTGTACCATCACAAAAAATCATATTAACAAACACATATTTAAATCCCACCACAATTGAGGTAGAAATGGTTGAACATGATGCTTCAACATTGGCACATGCTCTTTATGGTAATCAAAGTAAAGCGGTTTCACAAGGTATCTATACCATCTATGACAATAATAATAACATCTATAGACAATACAATCTTTACGAAGTTAAAGACGAATTTAATGAAACATTATATGAGATTCGTGAAGAAAGAAATGACGTAGACGAAACCTTAAACTTTGATACTATAACAGAATAATGGCAAGGAGAAAAGTACCGAGTCAAGCGTCAAGCGGAGCGGAAACATTTAATGATTTCTTAGTTGGTAGACAGATAACTGATGGTTCATCTGCACTAACCAACACCGTATTTGCGCTTGATAAGTCTATCCCTGACAAAGATTCTAAAAATTTTACGAGTAACCCATTCTCTCAATTTTTAACATTAGATACGTTAAAAGAGGTTGAGGGTATTCAAACAACATCAGCAACACCAAGAAAAAAGAGAACTGACGAAGTAAGGTTTAAGGGCAACAAAAAATATGCCGATAAATCTTTATTTGGTTCGTTAACAAGTAGAATTTTAGTTTCATTAACTAGAATTATAAACAAGTTTCCGGGTGGAATTTCAATCTTATCGGACAGTCCTATAGGTGTTTCTAATTACAGTGCTAGTGGAATAACATATAACGATAGCACCAATACCACAACTTTTTACATCGAAAGAAGTAAAATATTCAATCCTTTTGATTTAGTTTTTGTTGAGCCTAATTCAGTAGTTAAACCAGAAACTGAAAACGAATTAAGAAATTTTTATTCGTCTTATACAAAATATGTTGTTGTTACAAATAACACACCATATCCAATTTTAGAATACAGCGAACCGAATACAAACAATAGAATTTACTTAAAGGTATATGGACAACCATTTACTGGTTCAACATATTCAGAAAATTTATTGATAAGACCAAACGATGGTTTAGTTGAAGAATTTTTCGAAGGGTTAGACGATTTAGAGGAATCACTTTTAAATAGAGAAACAAATCCAATTTATACTTCATCATTTAAAGTACCGAGAGATGTTCAAGACAATTCAAAAACATCTTTGGTTGATGTTGTAATAACTTGGCCAATATCTAATGATGGTTATAACATACAAATAACCGGTTTTGATTACGATTTATATGTTGGTAAATTAAAAGATATTGCTGATGAGATAGATGTGTATAAATCTAATCTAATGGTTAGATTTTTAGCCGCACCACAGTTATTTGAATTTGACACCGAAGATAAAAGAGCTGAAAGTGTATTTCAATTATATGGTCAAAGCTTTGATAGTGTAAAGAAATACATAGACAACATAGCTTATATGAGAAACGTAAGTTATGATGGAATTAATAATTTACCTGATGTACTTTTAAAAAACTTAGCAGAAAATTTAGGTTTATCAACATTAAATTTATTCGATGAAAATAGTCTAAATGATGTTTTATATTCAAGATTACAATCAAATTATGACGGAGTATCAACCGGTACGAATTTAATTGAAGCTGAGTATGAGTTTTATCGAAGATTACTTATAAATCTTGCTCACATTTATAAATCAAAAGGAACAAAATCCTCTATTGATTTCTTTTTAAAATTTTTGGGGGCACCCGAGCCTTTGATTAGGATTGATGAATACATTTATAAAGTAACGTCAATTCCATCTAGTTTTAATTTACAACAAGACATATACGATGCGATTCAAGGTAACAAAAGATATTCTTACGCCACCTTTGATAGTACAGGTTTCACATATTCTAAAGTTTACTACTCAGCGTCAACAACATTTGACAGAGAGGGTTACCCTGTAGACGAAAAAACTGGACTACCAAGAAGAGCATATAACGAAACTGAAAACATATTCTTTGGTAAAGGTTCAGGATGGTACGATATTACATTATCACACCGTACTCCACTCGTTTTAGACAGTAGTAACTCAATACTAACGGGTAACACCAAAACAATTAAAACAAAGAATAAAAACTACACATACGGAGAAGAATACTTTGATTTATATAGAACATTACCAGGTTTAGATACCGGTTATGAATTGGTTTCCGCGGTCGATAATAAAGACGGAAAACCAATTGAGGATGATTATTTATTAATTTTAAATAGAAAAAACATTGGAATTTATATCTCACCATCACGAGGTATAGATTATGATATCTTTAGACAAAGTAGAGAATTATTAATAAGTTTTGGTACAAATACTTTATTACCCCAAACAGGTAAAACTTTTGCTGAATTTTTAGACACCTTTATTCATGGACTTGTAACAAATTCTAACAAAATTCGTTACAAAAAAAATTATATTCAATTAGAAGATGTCTATAGAGATTATATATCACAAACAACAGGTTTTACACCATATAATCAAATAAATGTTATTGAATTTGTTAATAAATTATCACCTTATTGGCCACAATTAGTTGAACAATTAGTACCATCAACCACTCAATGGACCGGCGGTAATTTAATAGAAAATAACGTGTTTGGTAGACCAAAATATCAATATAGATATGATTGTCAACCATTAGAATTTATTGAGGAACTATACCCTGATTTTGAAAATGTAATTGAGGAAGATTTAGAAAATATTTTAGGTGAAGAAAATAATTTTAGAGGTTTAATAAACCTTACAGGTGTTACTTACTATCCTGTAATTGAAATTGATGGAACAGTTTATGGTGGGGCCGACTACACGGGTCTAACATCCTCTATGTATGTGATTGTTAGTGGAACAAGTAACACTTCAAACAGTGCAAAATTATTTGATGCACAACCATTTACAGGATGTACAAGTGGGGTCACCAGTGGTGATACGGTAAATCTTTCCTTAATATGTGATTATAAAGATTATCTTGAACCTGATGTTACTAAAATTAAAGAACTATGGTTATCGGCGTTATCTGTATTGATTGATGACGTAACTATTACAAGAAATAGTGCAGGGTATGAACCCTATTCTGCTTTCACGGGAACCACAGGCCAAACATATTTTTCAGAAACAATACCATTAATAAAATACACAACATACACTGATGAAAATGGTGTTGAAAAAGTTAAGTTTTCATCCGTAAAATTAGGTCCAAACGAATGTTCAGTGGTCGACTATTTTGATTATCGATTTGATGCCGATTACAAAATCACAAAAAATACAAATGGAATCAGTGTTAAAGTTTATACTGATAATACCGTTTATTGCGACTCAAACAGTGGATGTACATTAGTGAGTGATGTGTTTTTTGAAGTAATTGGATACAAAACAGGTATCCAACAAGGTTCAACATGGCCATTTAACATTTATGCTAATTGTGTAAGTGGAACAAATGAAAATGCGGATGTTTACATTCAAAAAGTTAGTGATTGTGTATATAAATTAACTGGTTTTTCAGAAAATGATGTAATAGATTTTAATATTGTAGATGCAGCAAATAAAGAAGTAAAATTCAAAATTGAAGGTCTACAACCCAAAATTGAACATGACCCATGTCCAACACCATCAGGAAAAAGTCACGTAGAATTATTTAGTATTGTTGGTTACCAAGGAACAATATCATCCCCAATTTCAGTTGTTTCAGGTGCAACATATTGTGACAATTACACAGGTTACACAATACAACCAAAAGTTGAATACAAATCAAACTTTAACTATGGTTTAAAATGTGACTCTATAGTTTTAGTAGTTGATAGCGGATTAACCATTGACAACCAAACTACAGATGACAATATTGAAAGTTATATTAGTGGTGGTACGATAAGTGGTAAAAGTGTTTGTGATTTAAATGTTGGGGAATATGTTTTATCTGCATCTTACAAACAATGTACAGAATATAGTCACCAACAAATTGTGAATGGACCTGTATCAGGGTATTCATTTACGTACAACTATCAAAAACTTGAAATTACAGACATTGAATGTTTAGCATCAATCAAGAAAAGTATCATTACAGGATTAACCCAAAATAATACTTATGAAGTTTTTGAAGTTTTACCAACAACACAACTAAGAGTTTATACAAATAGAATCATTGAAAATTTTGGAACACCTACAAATAGTGTTTACTTTTTTGACGATAGGTTCCCAGAGGAATTACAAAAAAAACCAACAGATTTTATTGAACCTTGTTGTGACCATCCGAAAGAATTATATAACCATGGGGATTATTTAATAAACAAATATGGTAAAACCATAGAAGTAATTGATGTCGACTTAAATTATTGCGATACAGGATTATACTTCAATCTAAATTTTGAATTAGACAATACACCACTAACTGATGAATTTGTTGTTGTTTTCAATGGAAATAACAGCGACCAAATTCTGATGAAACACAAATACGATAAACATCCAAATATTGGATTCAACCTCGGTCAATATTATATCGATGCCAACCATTGTCCTACAGAACCAACTAATGAGGAATTAAGTAGTTCCATTTTTGATTGTCCATGATAAAAACTGTAAAAATAGACGTTGACAATACCCGAATAAATGAGTATATTTTTATAATAAAAATAGATATAGATAAGACTGTAGATTTAAATGGCATTAATAAAAATAAACACAGGTAATTTTGATGGTGAAATTGGTGTTATCACATTTTATCCTTGTACTGGCGGTACCTTGAATTTAGGTACTGTCGTGATGCCATATTATTACGACACAAACTACTACTTAGGTACTTACTCAGTTTATTTTCCGTCACTTGATAAAACTTGTGTGGCTGAGATTCCTTGCCCTACACCTTCACCTACACCTTCACCAACACTTACACCATCATTAACACCAACACCAACAACCTTTACTTCAAATACCCCAACCCCAACAGTTACCAAAACCCCTACTGTTACACCTACGGTTACAAAAACACCTACTGTTACCCCAACCAATACTATCACTCCAACAAATACTCCTACGAATACCGTAACTCCGACTAATACTCCAACAAACGAGCCTACAGTTACCCCAACTGAAACTCCTACAGTTACTCCAACTAACACAGTAACTCCAACCAATACCCCAACAAATACCCCAACGGTTACCCCAACTGAAACTCCTACAGTTACCCCAACTAACACAGTAACTCCAACCGAATCACCAGCCAACACACCTACTGTAACTCCTACGAATACAGTTACACCAACCGAGACACCAACTGTTACTCCGACCGAAACTCCAACTGTAACCCCAACAAATACGGTAACCCCAACCAATACACCAACTGAAACACCTACCAACACCCCAACAAATACAGTTACCCCTACCGAAACTCCAACTGTAACTCCAACAAATACGGTAACCCCTACCGAAACACCTACCAATACACCAACTCATACAGTAACCCCTACCGAAACACCAACCAATACCCCAACTAATACACCGACTGAAACACCCACTAACACCCCAACAAATACTGTTACCCCAACTAATACACCAACCGAAACACCAACCGAAACACCAACCAATACCCCAACCAACACCGTAACTCCAACTGTTACCCCAACTGTTACCCCAACTGTAACTCCAACCAATACTGTTACCCCAACTAATACACCAACCGAAACACCAACCGAAACACCAACCAATACTCCAACCAACACCGTAACCCTAACCGTTACCCCTACCGAAACACCAACCAACACCCCAACTAATACTCCGACTAACACAGTAACACCAACACTGAGTCCAACCGTTACCCCTACCGAAACACCTACCAATACCCCAACCAACACCATAACACCAACTAACACTCCGACTAATACCTCAACTGTAACTCCAACCAATACTGTAACTCCAACCAATACACCCACTGTAACACAAACTGAAACACCTACCCTAACACCAACAAATACTGCAACCGTTACACCAACTCAAACCCCAACCAATACTCCTACCAATACTGTTACACCAACGGTTACCCCAACTAACACTCCAACTGTAACTCCAACAAATACGGTAGCTCCAACTAATACACCTACAAATACACCAACCGAAACACCAACAAATACCCCCACCAACACACCAACAAATACTCCCACAGAAACACCAACACTTACACCAACCAACACCGTAACCCCTACCAATACAGTCACACCAACCAATACTGTTACAGTGACTCCAACAGAAACTGTGACACCAACTAATACACCTACAAACACCCCAACTAATACACCAACAAATACGGTTACACCTACGAATACTCCAACCAACACAGTAACTCCAACAAATACTCCAACTAACACTCCAACATTAAGTCCTACCAATACCGTAACTCCTACCAACACCCCAACAAACACACCGACGAATACAGTAACTCCAACTCAGACACCTACAAATACTCCTACAAATACCGTTACACCAACCAATACCCCAACCAATACCCCAACCAACACCGTAACTCCAACAAACACTCCTACCAACACTCCTACAAACACTCCCACAAATACCGTAACTCCAACCAACACCGTAACTCCGACTAATACACCTACAAACACACCAACGAATACTGTGACTCCTACATTGAGTCCTACGGTAACACCAACTAACACCGTAACACCAACCAATACTCCAACCAATACACCTACCAATACTGTGACTCCTACATTGAGTCCTACGGTAACACCAACTAACACCGTAACACCAACCAATACTCCAACTAACACGCCGACCAACACTCCTACTAACACTGTAACACCAACATTGAGTCCAACAGTGACTCCAACCAATACAGTTACCCCCACAAACACCCCGACAAATACTGTAACTCCAACCAATACTGTAACTCCAACAAATACACCAAGTGTAACTGTGACGGTTTCACCAACACCAGCACCTTCTTGTGACATTGATTATACAATGTTACCCTCACCAACTCCAACGAGCACCCCAACACCCACCAATACTCCAACGGTAACACCAACCAACACTGTAACACCATCCGTTACATTAACCAATACTCCCACAAACACACCAACCAATACAGTAACTCCTACTAACACCCCAACTAATACACCAACAAAAACTGTTACACCAACTTTAACTCCAACAAATACTCCAACTAATACTGTAACACCAACCAATACACCAACAAACACTCCTACCAATACAGTTACTCCTACATTGAGTCCAACAGTTACTCCTACCAATACTGTTACCCCAACCAATACTCCTACCAATACCCCAACCAATACAGTTACACCTACATTGACTCCAACAGCGACCCCAACCAACACCGTAACCCCTACAAATACCCCAACATTAAGCCCCACCAATACTCCAACCAACACCGTAACCCCTACAAATACTGTAACACCAACGAATACCCCAACCAACACTCCGACAAACACCCCAACAAACACTGTAACACCAACCAACACTCCAACAAACACTGTAACACCGACCAATACTCCAACAAATACCCCTACTAATACTGCTACTCCTACAAATACACCAACTAATACTCCTACCAATACGGTAACCCCTACAAATACACCAACTAACACTCCTACCAATACGGTATCCCCAACACTGACACCTACTAACACCCCTACGAACACCGTAACACCAACAAACACACCAACTAACACACCAACTAATACTGTAACACCAACTAACACTCCTACCAACACCCCAACCAACACAGTTACTCCTACCAATACGCCAACTAATACTCCTACCAATACGGTAACGCCAACATTGAGTCCAACAGTGACTCCAACCAATACCGTTACACCAACTCAAACCCCTACAAATACCCCAACTAACACCGTAACACCAACCAATACACCTACGAATACCCCCACTAATACTCCAACAAATACCGTAACCCCAACAAACACGCCTACGAATACACCAACAGTAACCCCTACCAATACCGTAACCCCAACAAATACACCGACGGTAACTCCGACCAATACAGTCACACCAACTAATACACCAACCAACACTCCTACCAATACGGCTACCAATACAGTTACTCCTACCAATACACCCACAAATACACCAACAAATACGGTTACACCAACTAACACTCCTACTAATACTCCAACAAATACCGTAACACCGACACTGACACCTACAAATACCCCGACAAACACTCCAACCAATACAGTTACTCCAACCAATACTGTAACTCCTACCAACACCCCTACCAACACCCCAACAAATACTCCAACAAATACAGTCACCCCAACTAATACTCCAACCAATACTGTCACCCCTACCAATACTCCTACAAACACCCCCACCAATACTGTCACCCCTACCAATACTCCTACCAATACTCCTACAAATACAGTAACTCCAACTAACACCCCAACAAATACTCCAACAAATACAGTCACCCCAACCAATACTCCTACCAATACGCCCACCAATACTGTCACCCCTACCAATACTCCTACCAATACTTCTACAAATACAGTAACTCCAACTAATACTCCTACCAATACGCCTACTAATACTGTAACTCCAACCAACACCCCAACTGTAACTCCTACCAATACTGTTACACCAACAAACACTCCTACTAACACACCAACCAATACTGTTACACCAACAAACACTCCTACTAACACACCAACCAATACGGTAACTCCTACCAACACCCCAACTAACACACCAACCAATACGGTAACTCCTACCAACACCCCAACTAACACCCCAACAAATACTGTTACACCAACAAATACTCCCACCAATACCCCAACAAACACGGTGACTCCAACAAACACTCCTACTAACACCCCAACAAATACAGTAACACCAACATTGAGTCCTACAGTAACTCCTACGAACACAGTAACTCCTACAAATACTCCCACAAACACTCCGACCAACACCGTTACACCAACAAATACCCCAACCAATACCCCGACAAATACAGTAACCCCAACTAACACACCTACCAACACTCCAACTAATACAGTAACTCCCACATTAAGTCCAACTGTGACTCCTACTAATACTGTGACTCCTACAAACACTCCTACCAACACACCAACAAATACAGTTACACCTACATTGAGTCCAACAGTGACTCCAACCAGCACCGTAACCCCAACTAATACGCCAACATTAAGTCCTACCAATACTCCAACCAACACTGTTACTCCTACAAATACCGTTACACCAACCAATACACCTACCAATACCCCAACAAACACCGTAACCCCAACACTAACCCCAACTAACACTCCAACCAATACTCCTACAAATACGGTATCTCCAACCAACACCGTAACCCCAACAAATACACCAACTAACACTCCAACCAATACTCCCACCAACACTGTTACTCCAACCAACACCCCGACCAACACTCCGACTAATACAGTAACTCCTACCAATACCCCAACAAATACCCCAACAAATACAGTTACACCTACATTGAGTCCAACGGTGACTCCTACTAATACTGTAACTCCTACCAACACTCCGACCAACACACCAACCAATACTGTTACACCTACATTGAGTCCAACGGTGACTCCTACTAATACTGTTACACCCACTAACACGCCAACTAACACTCCTACTAACACTGTAACACCAACTCAGACTCCCACGAACACGCCTACAAATACAGTAACACCTACTAACACACCTACTAATACACCAACAAATACGGTAACACCAACCAACACCCCTACGAACACGCCGACTAACACCCCAACCAATACAGTCACACCAACTAATACCGTAACTCCAACAAATACGCCAACCAATACTCCTACCAATACGCCAACCAATACCGTAACACCAACTCAGACACCGACAAATACCCCAACAAAAACTGTTACACCAACATTGAGTCCGACTGTGACACCAACAAATACTGTTACTCCAACCAATACCCCCACCAATACTCCAACTAACACAGTAACCCCAACCAATACTCCAACTGTAACACCTACGAATACTGTTACACCTACAAATACACCGACGAATACACCAACCAATACGGTAACTCCAACCAACACCCCAACCAATACCCCAACTAGTACTGTTACACCAACATTAAGCCCGACACTAACACCAACCAATACAGTAACTCCAACATTGAGTCCGACTGTAACTCCAACAAGAACGGTTACACCTACTTTAACACCAACCAATACACCGACAAATACGGTAACCCCTACAAATACTCCCACCAACACCCCAACAAACACTCCAACCAATACAGTCACCCCAACAAACACCGTAACACCAACCAACACCCCCACAAACACTCCAACCAATACTCCAACAAACACCGTAACACCAACCAACACACCAACCAAGACTGTAACTCCAACCAATACCCCAACCAATACTCCAACTAATACAGTAACCCCAACTAATACACCAACCAATACTCCAACGAACACCGTAACTCCAACCAACACCCCAACCAACACTGTAACTCCAACAAATACACCTACAGTTACCCCGACTAACACAGTAACACCTACACTGAGTCCGACTGTAACCCCTACGAATACAGTTACACCAACTCAGACACCTACAAATACTCCAACTAACACCGTAACTCCTACCAACACACCAACTAACACACCAACTAACACTGTTACACCCACAAATACACCAACCAATACAGTTACTCCTACCAATACACCTACTAACACTCCAACTAACACAGTAACCCCTACCAATACCCCTACGAACACTCCTACTAATACAGTAACTCCTACAAACACCGTAACACCAACCAACACACCAACCAATACTCCAACCAACACTGTCACCCCTACATTGAGTCCTACGGTAACTCCTACGAACACAGTTACCCCTACTAACACACCGACTAAGACCGTGACTCCCACATTGAGTCCGACTGTGACTCCTACAAATACTGTTACACCAACTCAAACCCCTACGAATACACCAACTAATACAGTTACACCAACTAATACACCTACAAACACCCCAACAAATACAGTTACACCTACAAATACCCCAACTAACACTCCAACCAATACAGTAACCCCTACACTGAGTCCAACCGTAACACCAACTAATACTGTCACACCCACGAATACACCAACCAATACCCCTACGAATACTGTAACCCCTACCAACACCCCTACTAATACTCCTACAAATACGGTTACACCAACTAACACTCCAACAAGAACGGTTACACCTACTTTAACACCAACCAATACACCGACAAATACGGTAACCCCTACAAATACTCCCACCAATACCCCAACAAACACGGTGACTCCTACATTAACACCAACTGTAACTCCTACAAATACCGTAACACCAACCAATACTCCTACAAATACTCCTACTAACACAGTAACACCTACCAATACCCCTACAAACACACCAACAAACACTGTAACTCCAACTAACACCCCTACTAATACTCCGACGAATACGGTAACTCCAACCAATACCCCAACAAACACACCTACCAACACCGTAACACCTACAAATACTCCTACTAAAACTGTGACTCCCACATTGAGTCCAACAGTTACACCTACCAACACCGTAACACCTACAAATACTCCCACAAATACCCCTACTAACACAGTAACACCAACAAATACACCAACCAACACTCCAACTAATACCGTTACCCCAACTAACACACCTACAAATACACCAACAAATACTGTGACTCCTACATTGAGTCCAACAGTTACACCTACCAACACCGTAACACCTACAAATACCCCTACCAACACCCCAACAAATACAGTAACACCTACATTGAGTCCGACTGTGACTCCAACTAACACCGTTACGCCAACTAACACACCTACCAACACTCCAACTAACACCGTAACCCCTACCAGCACCCCCACAAGAACCGTTACACCTACATTAACTCCAACCAATACCCCTACTAATACCGTAACCCCAACAAATACCCCAACCAATACCCCTACTAATACCGTAACCCCAACAAATACCCCAACAAACACTCCAACTAATACCGTAACCCCAACAAATACCCCAACAAACACTCCAACTAATACCGTAACCCCTACCAACACCCCCACAAGAACCGTTACACCTACATTAACTCCAACCAACACACCAACTAATACTGTAACCCCAACCAACACTCCTACAAACACTCCAACGAATACAGTTACACCAACCAATACACCAACTAACACCCCAACCAACACTGTAACTCCAACATTGAGCCCTACAGTGACTCCCACTAATACAGTTACACCAACTAACACACCAACCAATACCCCAACCAACACCGTAACTCCAACAAACACCCCTACTAAAACTGTAACTCCCACATTGAGCCCTACGGTAACCCCAACAAACACTGTTACTCCAACCAACACCCCAACTAATACTCCAACTAATACTGTTACTCCAACCAACACCCCAACCAACACCCCAACTAATACTGTTACACCGACCAACACACCAACGAATACTATAACTCCTACTAATACTCCTACCAAAACTGTTACACCAACTCTAACCCCAACGAATACACCGACCAATACTCCTACAAACACAGTAACCCCAACCAATACCGTAACACCAACTAACACTCCAACCAACACTGTAACTCCAACTAATACACCAACCAACACCCCAACTAATACTCCGACAAACACTGTTACGCCAACCAATACACCAACAAAAACTGTCACACCAACTTTAACCCCAACCAACACCGTAACACCAACCAATACCCCGACTAATACACCTACAAATACTGTTACTCCAACTAATACACCTACAAACACTCCAACCAACACCGTAACCCCAACCAATACACCAACTAATACGGTGACTCCCACATTGAGTCCTACGGTAACTCCTACAAATACTGTAACCCCTACTAATACTCCTACCAAAACTGTTACACCAACTCTAACCCCAACGAATACTCCTACCAATACTGTAACCCCTACCAATACTCCTACCAATACTGTAACCCCTACCAATACTCCTACCAATACTCCAACAAATACTGTTACCCCAACTCAGACACCTACTAACACTCCAACGAATACAGTCACACCAACCAACACACCAACTAATACTGTAACTCCTACATTGAGTCCTACGGTAACTCCGACCAATACGGTAACCCCAACAAACACACCAACTAACACACCAACTAATACTGTAACGCCAACTAATACACCAACAAAAACTGTTACACCAACTTTAACTCCAACCAATACCCCAACTAATACTGTAACACCTACCAATACACCAACAAACACTGTTACGCCAACTTTAACTCCAACCAATACCCCGACCAATACCCCAACAAATACCGTTACTCCAACCAACACAGTTACCCCGACCAATACCCCAACTAAGACAGTCACCCCAACTCAGACTCCCACCAATACTCCAACCAATACCCCCACAAACACTGTAACTCCAACAAACACTGTTACGCCAACAAATACTCCAACTAATACGGTAACACCGACTAACACTGTAACGCCGACCAATACCGTAACCCCCACTAACACTGTAACTCCAACGAATACAGTTACACCGACCAATACTCCAACAAGAACTGTTACGCCTACCTTAACCCCTACAAATACTCCAACAAATACGGTAACTCCGACCAACACACCAACTAACACACCAACTAACACAGTTACCCCGACTAACACCCCAACCAATACGGTAACCCCTACTAACACACCTACTAATACACCAACCAAGACTGTTACTCCTACATTAACTCCTACCGTTACTCCAACGAATACAGTTACACCGACCAATACCCCGACTAATACTAATACCCCTACTAATACACCTACAAACACTCCTACTAACACAGTAACCCCAACCAATACACCAACAAAAACTGTCACACCAACTTTAACCCCAACAAATACACCGACCAACACACCAACTAATACAGTGACTCCAACCAATACTGTTACCCCAACAAACACTCCAACCAAGACTGTTACTCCTACATTAACACCAACCAACACTCCGACCAATACGGTAACCCCTACAAATACCCCAACTAACACCCCAACAAACACTGTTACGCCAACTAATACACCAACCAAGACTGTTACTCCTACATTAACTCCAACCAATACCCCTACTAATACCGTAACCCCAACAAATACCCCAACAAACACTCCAACCAATACTGTAACACCAACGAATACTGTTACCCCAACATTGAGTCCTACTAATACCCCAACTAATACTGTAACACCCACCAACACACCCACCAACACACCAACAAATACTGTTACACCAACCAATACACCAACAAAAACCGTAACACCTACATTAACACCAACAAACACTCCTACAAACACCCCAACAAATACCGTTACTCCAACCAACACCGTAACCCCAACTAACACACCAACTAATACGGTGACTCCCACCAATACCGTTACACCTACAAACACTGTTACACCTACTAATACTGTTACACCTACTAATACTGTAACACCAACTAATACACCAACCAAGACTGTAACACCTACATTAACTCCAACCAATACTCCAACAAACACCGTAACACCAACTCAGACACCGACTAATACTCCTACAAATACCGTAACTCCTACCAATACACCAACAAAAACTGTCACACCAACTTTAACTCCAACAAATACCCCAACCAATACTGTTACACCAACTCAAACCCCTACGAATACACCAACTAATACAGTTACACCAACTAACACAGTCACCCCGACCAACACACCTACCAATACCCCAACCAATACTGTTACACCTACCTTAACTCCTACAAATACTCCTACAAATACAGTAACCCCAACCAATACACCAACAAAAACCGTAACACCTACATTAACACCAACAAACACTCCTACAAACACTCCCACGAATTCCGTTACTCCTACTAATACTGTTACCCCCACTAACACCCCAACTAACACAGTAACGCCGACTAATACTGTTACTCCAACCAATACCGTAACTCCTACAAATACGGTAACCCCAACCAATACTGTAACGCCAACTAATACCCCAACCAAGACAGTTACACCAACTCAGACACCTACTAATACACCAACCAACACTGTAACACCAACTAACACACCTACCAACACTCCAACTAACACCGTAACTCCTACTAATACACCAACAAAAACTGTTACACCAACTCTAACACCAACAAATACCCCTACGAACACTGTAACTCCAACCAATACACCAACAAAAACTGTTACACCAACTTTAACTCCGACCAACACGGTAACCCCAACCAATACTCCTACTAATACTCCTACTAATACAGTAACCCCCACCAATACTCCGACCAATACGGTGACTCCCACATTGAGTCCTACAGTTACCCCTACGAACACCGTTACACCAACAAATACCCCAACCAAGACTGTAACTCCTACATTAACTCCTACAAATACCCCTACTAATACTGTAACCCCTACCAATACTCCAACTAATACACCTACTAAAACTGTCACCCCTACAGTTACTCCTACTAATACAGTTACCCCAACCAACACTCCCACAAACACTCCTACAAACACTGTAACCCCTACATTGAGTCCTACAGTTACCCCTACGAACACCGTTACACCAACAAATACCCCAACCAATACTCCGACAAATACAGTTACACCGACCAATACGCCCACAAATACTCCTACTAATACTGTTACACCCACTAACACCCCAACAAATACTCCAACAAATACAGTTACACCGACCAATACACCCACAAATACACCAACAAATACAGTTACACCGACCAACACACCAACAAAAACTGTAACACCAACTTTAACTCCAACCAATACACCCACAAATACACCAACAAATACGGTTACACCAACAAATACAGTAACCCCAACTAATACACCGACTAAGACAGTCACCCCAACCAATACCCCAACAAATACTCCAACCAACACACCAACTAACACGGTTACCCCAACCAATACTGTTACACCAACAAACACACCCACTAATACACCAACCAAGACTGTAACTCCTACATTGAGTCCTACAGTTACTCCTACTAATACAGTAACACCCACCAACACACCAACTAACACGGTTACCCCAACCAATACACCAACCAAGACTGTTACACCTACATTAACACCTACTAATACTCCGACCAATACTGTAACCCCTACATTGAGTCCTACAGTTACCCCTACGAACACCGTTACACCATACACCAACAAATACTCCTACAAACACTCCGACCAAGACTGTTACACCTACATTAACACCTACTAATACTCCTACGAATACTGTTACCCCAACAAATACTCCAACAAGAACTGTTACTCCTACATTAACACCGACCAATACTCCTACGAATACTGTTACCCCAACAAATACTCCAACAAATACACCTACTAATACAGTTACACCAACTAACACACCTACTAATACAGTTACACCAACCAACACCCCAACCAAGACTGTTACACCTACCTTAACTCCTACAAACACCCCAACCAATACTCCAACAAACACTGTTACGCCTACTAATACCCCGACTAATACGGTAACTCCTACAAATACCCCAACCAATACCCCAACAAATACCGTTACTCCAACTAATACACCAACAAAAACTGTTACACCAACTCTAACCCCAACAAATACTCCAACCAACACACCAACTAATACGGTTACCCCAACAAATACTGTTACCCCCACAAATACTCCAACCAAGACTGTCACCCCTACCAATACTCCTACAAACACCCCAACCAATACGGTAACTCCTACAAATACCCCAACCAATACTCCAACAAACACTGTTACGCCTACTAATACTCCGACTAATACAGTTACACCAACTCAGACACCTACTAATACACCAACAAAGACAGTTACACCAACTTTAACACCGACCAATACAGTTACACCTACATTGAGTCCTACAAATACTCCTACCAATACAGTAACACCAACAAATACACCAACTAACACCCCAACAAATACCGTTACACCAACGAATACACCAACTAACACTCCGACTAACACTGTAACCCCAACTAATACCGTAACCCCAACAAGAACACCAGCAGCTACTGTTAGTCCAACAAATACTCCAACAAAAACAAGAACACCAGCAGCTACTGTTAGTCCAACAAATACTCCAACAAATACTCCTACGAATACTGTTACACCAACCAATACACCTACCAATACACCTACTAATACTGTTACACCTACTAACACTCCAACCAAAACTGTAACACCAACCAATACTCCTACTAATACTGTTACACCCACAAACACCCCAACAAACACTCCAACAAATACAGTCACACCAACTAATACACCTACAAATACACCTACTAACACAGTCACACCCACCAACACACCGACCAATACAGTGACTCCAACAAGAACTCCGGCCGCCACTGTTAGTCCTACCCTTACACCCACAAACACCCCAACCAATACCGTTACACCAACCAATACACCAACAAGAACCGTCACACCAACTTTTACACCTACTAACACTCCAACGAATACAGTCAACACCAACCAATACCCCAACCAATACTGTTACTCCAACAAGAACTCCGGCAGCCACTGTTAGTCCTACCCTTACACCAACCAATACCCCAACCAATACTCCAACAAATACAGTAACACCAACCAACACTGTCACACCGACCAATACTCCTACTAATACACCAACAAAAACTGTTACACCAACTTTTACACCAACCAATACTCCAACCAATACTGTAACACCAACCAATACTCCTACAAACACCCCAACAAACACCGTTACTCCTACCAATACTCCTACCAATACTGTAACTCCTACGAGAACACCAGCGGCTACTGTTAGTCCAACATTAACACCGACTAACACACCAACAAACACACCTACTAATACTGTTACTCCAACAAATACAGTTACACCGACCAACACCCCTACTAACACCCCAACCAACACTGTTACTCCAACCAACACCCCAACTAATACTCCAACAAATACGGTAACTCCAACCAATACCCCTACTAATACCGTAACCCCGACAAGAACACCAGCTGCCACTGTTAGTCCAACCTTAACTCCAACTAATACTCCAACCAACACTCCAACTAATACAGTCACCCCTACGAATACAGTTACACCTACCAATACACCAACAAGAACAGTTACACCAACTTTAACTCCAACTAATACACCAACCAACACTGTAACACCAACTAACACCCCAACTAATACTCCAACAAATACGGTAACTCCAACAAATACCCCAACAAATACTGTTACACCAACAAGAACACCAGCGGCTACTGTTAGTCCAACATTAACACCAACAAATACACCTACCAATACCCCAACGAACACAGTAACCCCCACAAATACTGTTACCCCAACCAATACCCCAACAAGAACTCCAGCAGCCACTGTTAGTCCTACGGTAACTCCAACAAATACCCCAACAAATACTGTTACACCAACAAGAACACCGGCTGCCACAGTTAGTCCAACCGTAACACCAACTAACACTCCAACAAATACTGTTACACCAACATTGACACCAACCAAAACAGTAACCCCAACGGCTAGTCCTCAGTATGTTGCTGCTAGATTTGAATCATGTTGTCCTGGTGACACCAATGTTTATTATGGTCAAGTACCATTAGGTACATTGTTAGGTACGGTATTTTATTTACAAGACATTCAGTTATGTGCAACGTATGTGCAACAGGTAGGACCTGGAGGTACGATTTACACTACTGTTCAGACAAGTTGTGCACAATGTTTAGGAGAAACTCTAAATTTTTGTCCATCACCAACCCCGACACCAACACCAACCAGAACTGTTACACCTACGAATACGGTAACCCCTACCAATACACCAACAAGAACAGTTACACCAACTCTCACACCAACCAATACCCCAACAAATACTGTTACTCCAACAAGAACTCCAGCCGCCACTGTTAGCCCTACGGTAACCCCTACCAATACACCAACAAGAACAGTTACACCAACTTTAACCCCGACTAACACCCCAACCAATAGTGTTACTCCTACGAGAACACCATCCGTAACCCCTACCAATACACCAACAAAAACAGTTACACCAACTTTAACTCCTACATTAACACCAACAAGCACAGTAACACCATCACCATCCTTACAGGTTGGTTATGTTTATTTATTACCATGTTGTGATGGTGGTATTTTAGGTAATACTATTTCTTATTTAAGTATAACAACTAATTTGACCTATGTTCAAAGCGGTATTTCACAAGGTCAAACTATTGTTATAAATGGATGTTGTTATTTTGTTGAAGGTTATAGTCAAACCTACTCACCACCAAACTTTAGTGGGGTTGACGGGTATTATCCACCATCATCATTTAGTGTTGATACATGTGAAACATGTATTGGAGCTAACCCATGCGCCACTTGGATTTTCGATTTACAAAGATGTGGATGTTGTGGTACAACAGGACAATATACAATTCAATTTGGTTGTCAAAATGGATTTAACCCAAATCTTTTAGTAAACCGTTATATATCAATTAATGGTTGTTGTTATTTTGTTACAAACTCAGTCGGACCAGGAGTACCTGGTTCCGCAATCACTGCGTATGGTACATACAATACATGTACTGAATGTGAAACTTATCACCCTTGTCCTTCACCAACCCCAACAGTTACACCAACAGTTACACCAACTTTAACCCCAACAAAAACACCGACAAATACACCAACAAGGACAGTTACTCCAACTTTAACACCAACCAATACTCCTACAAATACACCAACCAAGACTGTAACTCCAACCTTTACCCCTACAAATACACCAACCAAGACTGTAACTCCAACCTTTACCCCTACAAATACTCCAACCAAGACTGTAACTCCAACCTTTACCCCTACAAATACTCCAACAAGGACAGTTACTCCAACTTTAACACCAACCAATACTCCTACAAATACACCAACCAAGACTGTAACTCCAACAAACACTCCAACAAACACTCCAACACCATCTCCGGTTTCAAATCCGTCATCAACCCCAACCCCAACTCCAACTCCGACCCCAACCCCAACTCCACCATGTGTTTGTGAGTCATATATTATTACAGGATTAGGACCTGGTAATATAGTTAACTATACCACTTGTTGCGGTGGAGGAACACCCACAGAAATACTTGACCCAAATGTGTACCCAGCAAGTGGTACAATTGAGATATGTTCATGTAGTATTCCAAGTGTATTAGGTCCTTATGGTGGGGAGATAACGTATGATGGTGCTTGTGGTGATTGTTTGTGTACAGACTTTTTTGTTGATATTAATGATTTAACAGCCTCAGATGATAATCAAGTATACTTTGCATACCAATGTTGTGATGGTACATTCACAACACAAGGTTATAACGCCCCTGGTAATTATAGCGTTTGTCTTATGAGAGTGACAAATGTGTTTATATTGTTTAGAGGAAACTTCGTACCACCAATATATACTTCGCAATATACATACGGTACTGGTTGTGGTGATTATTGTAACACATTTTGTGGAGAAGCATGTTAATGATAAAATAATGATTTAAGTATTTATAGAAAGAATAGTAATAAATGCCAGCACAAATAATAACATTTCAAAATTGTTTAGACCCAGCGTCATACTATGATTTTGTCGTCGATGACAGTTTAGTATTATCGGGTGACACGATTTTTGCTGATTACCAATGTTGGTCTTCAACAGGAAATGTCGGAGGTGGACCGTCAGGTACGGTTATTTTTAGTGGTTATACAACCTGTGAACAATGTAACGACGATTTTAATGGGTGGCAATTTGAACATTGCCAAATACCAGGGGCATTTGTTTACTTTGGTTTAAAAAATTCAGAAGTTAATCAGTATTTCCAAAGTACAGGTGCAACAATTTCTTATGATGGTACATGTTACAACTATACAGGAGTTTATGAACAAGGCACTGGTAGCACCACTTACAATTATACTGTTGCACAATTAATTTCTGAAAATGCTCTTTTTACAAATTGTATTGACTGTTTAACACCACCAAGTCCAACTCCTACCCCTACTCCAACACCCACACCAACTTTATGTTACTCAGGTATAACCGATTCACCAAATTGGTATTATACGGACTGTTGTGGTGTATATCATAGTGGTTCATTTTCACCAACATATGTTTGTTACGACCCGAGTTACCCATATGCAGGGATATCTTTCAATGGTTTCTGTACTGTAGTTTGTCCGAGTGTGACCCCAACTCCAACACCCACATTAACACAAACTCCTTCCGAAACTCCTTCCGAAACCCCAACCCCAACAAATACTGTAACTCCAACAAAAACTCCAAGTCTAACTCCGACACCTTCGGTTACACCAACAAATACACCCACAAATACACCGTCAAGTACGTTAGGTTCGACACCTTCGGTTACACCAACAAATACACCCACAAATACCCCTTCATTAACACCTTCGGTAACTGTTAGTGTAACACCCACAGTAACCCCATCACCTTCACTAGTACCTACAGGATGTACTCAATATACATTCTCATTACACCCAATTTATTTTTTAACGCAAGCCGGACCTTATAATATTTCGGGAACAACAACAGGAGGAACTATAGTATTAATTGCAACTGGTGTGACAACATCTCAATTATTATCTGGGTATACCGCACTTGTGTGTTATTCAATAACAACATTTACAGTTCAAAGTACTGGTACGTGTACTAATTCTGTGAATTTTACATTACCTGTACCTATTGTATCTCCAACCCCGACCCCAACAAAAACCCCAACACCAAGTCCATCCGGTAATCCAGTTGCGACCCCAAGTGTAACACCTACTAATACCGTAACCCCGACCCTGACCCCAACACCATCAGGTGGTTGTAGTGATTCAGTTAGAAATACTCTTGCCGCAACGAATTCATATTCTGCCGTTGGTAGACAAGGTATGGTTTATTCATCATCAAATAACAAAGCATACGTTCTAAACGCATCAAGTGTTGTACAATCTTTTGTCCCAAATTCAACAAGTTTAACAAATGAATTTACATGGTCAGGAAGTAGTTTATTATTAGGATATAACTCAACTAACAACAAATTATACAGTTGGGAATCATCATTTCCTGTTAAAATGTTAATAAGAAATTTAAACACAAACACAACATCGTCAATATCAATTTCGGGAATAACATCAGGTTTAGGAAAAATTGAATATAATTCTGTTTTAAATAAAATTTATGCATTTAGTCAAACAGGTGGAAATTTTTCAGTTTCACAAATTAGTGTCATAGATGGTTCAACAGATACTTTTACAAACCAAATTACAGGTATAACTTTATCAAACCCTGAAGCGACTGTTTACAATCCTAATAATAATAAATTATATTTCGCTCAGAGTGGTAGAATATATTCTTGTTCTGGTAATACTATTTCGTTAGATGGTACATCACTACCAATCACCTCAGCAAGTTTAATTGCTTTGGATGTGACGAACAATATTATTTATTTAGTTAGTGCGTCTACGGTATACAAAATAGATGTTGCAACAAACACCACACTTACTTTAAATTCAATATCGGGAGCAACTTGGATTTTTGGCTCAACAAGGTCTATGATATATAATCCTGATAACGGTAAATTATATATTAGCAGATATTCAACATTGTCAGATGGATTCTTAGGTGTTCTAGACCCGACAACAGGTATATTTAGTGAAATTATTGGTGACGGTATTTCTAAACCTTTGTATGTACCGACAAATACAATATATGGTATAAATGATAATGCTCTATACGAAATTTGTGGTTCATCCTTGGTAGCGGTTTCCCCAACCCCAACCCCTACTTTAACTAAAACCCCAACCCCAACTAAAACTCCATCAGTTACACCAACACCTAGTCCGACATATCAAGAATGGAATATGGTTGGATGTACAAATTACTGTAGTGGGGTTGTGTTGTGTTCAGGTTCGTATAGTGTAACATTATACACATTACCAAATGTGGTCAATATTTATGATTCAGGTGTTACCATCTACACGAATAATAACTTAACAACAACATTTGATGGGTTTTTTCAAATTGGAAGTGTAATTTATGAAGTAGTTTCTGGTTCGGTAACTACTCAGTATACAATTGGTGATGGATGTTAAAATAACTTTACTATAAAATAGGATTTTTTATATTTATCAAATATAGAAATCAATAATTAAAAAATGGGATTAAATGTTCGTTTATACAATATAATCAATGATGGTACGTACTCAATTAGATACAAGTCCGGTGATAGCCCGTATCCTGAAACGAACAATTCAACATTTACACTTTACGCAACAGGTTTAACTCTTACAGCTGTTACAATTACAAACTTAAGTTTTAATACTCAATATTGGGTTAAAATGACAGACGACACTACAGGTCGTTATATAATTAAAAATATTTACACTCACGATAGTAAAGCGTTTCCTTGTTATGATACACTATGTTTTAGTGTTGAGGTACAGTGTGACCCACCAATAAGTCCAACTCCAACACCTACAGTTACAAGAACCCCAACCCCAACACCTACAGTTACAAAAACACCAACAGTTACCGCTACACCATCTAAGACACCGAACGCTTCAATTACACCAACCCCTACTCCAACAAAAACTCCTGGTTTATCACCAACCCCAACAGTTACCAAGACTCCAACTCCTACTCCAACACAAAACACCCCTTCATCATATTGTTTATGGTACAGTATTGAAACGATAGATGAAAATATACAATATGAAGTTACTTGGACACTAAAAGATAATTTAGGTAGTGTAACAACCGCCACTTCAAATATCCCAATTACTTTTTATAAGGTTAATAGTTCAGGGGTGGTAATTGCGGTATACACATCACCACAATGGCAAATATTCATTGGTTCATCACAGGATAGTGGAAATATTACACTCAATCCAAGTGCTGGTGAATACTTAGTTGCACAAACCGGTTTAAGTGGAACCATAACAGACCCTAACTATTGTGGTATTGCATTTATAGATTGTGATTTAAATCCCGATTATTGTAATTAAACATTGAATTTATATTTATGAAATAATGCCGTCATTAGTAACATACTCAGTAACAATATCAAATTTTTCAGGACAAACACCTTGTAACGGGTACTATATCTACACAGGGTTAACACATAATATTGATGATGCAAATTATATCAATGGGGTTGAAGTTTTAATTCCAATATCAACGGGATATACGTTTAATATAAGTTTATTGGATAACATACCACAAATTTTTGTATTTGTGGAACACTGTGACGGACACATAAACCCTGTACCATCATCGGTACCAAAATTGCAAGGTGGTTATCAATTAGCATTAGTTGATTTAAGATGTAGTGATTGTTACTACCCATGTGCATTTAATGTTAATGTTGTTCAAATAACGTAATAAATGGCTTGTCAATTATATAACGTCACAATAAGTTCATTGGATACCGGTAATGCCACCGGTAACACTAACCCTGTTAATAATGGTAAGGTGTATGTTGCTTATTACAACTGTAATGGTGTACTTACAACAACAAGTTTTTCAAATGGTAGTTATACTATTTGTACCGACATACAAAATGGATTACCTAGTTTATATTATTTTAAAAACGATTCTCCATTAACCGCATCGAATAGTACTGCAAATGATAGTGGTTCACAATGTCAAGAAACCACTTTTTTTGAAAAATGTTGTGAACAAGGAGGCACTATTTATGAAGTACAAAGTGGATTAAATTATATAGTAGGTAGTGTATACACTGACAATACGGATTGTTATATTGCGGTTGCGTCGGGCCCTTCAACCGCAACAGTTGACGACACTGGGACGTGGGTTTCACAACCAAGTTGTACAGCTGGTGAGTGTCCATCATGTCCTTCACCAACCCCGACACCAACTCCAACAGAAACACCCACAGAAACCCCAACTCCAACAGAAACACCCACAGAAACCCCAACCCCAACACCTTCAGAAACACCCACAGAAACCCCAACCCCAACTCCAACACTTACTAAAACAGTTACACCCACACCAACTAACACTGTAACACCAACACTATCCCCCACCCCAACACCAACACCATCAATATGTACGGATTGTGTGTGTAAACAAATCATAAGTGAAGATGGAAATACAATTACATATTCATATACTGATTGTTATGGTTTGCTTCAAACTTCCGGAACCATCGCACCTTTTGCTACGGTTTATCAATGTGTATGTTTTGACAATCAAACAATTACATTCAGTGACCCAACTAATATAGTTGTGAATCCTAATGGTGGTTGTGAGGACTACCAAAATTGTGACTCACTACCGGTCCCAACACCTACATTAACTAGTACTCCGACAGTCACACCTACAGTCACTCCTGAACCAACAAGTTCACCAGCTTCAACTGTATCTGTCACACCAACAGTAACACCAACAGTAACACCAACAAGTTCGCCGGTTTCAACTGTATCTGTCACACCAACAGTAACTCCTACAAATACAGTTACACCTACAGTCACAACTTCACCTGGCGGTTCACCTACACCAACCAATACATCAACTCCCACAAATACAGTTACACCTACAGTTACTTCATCACCAGGCGATTCACCTACACCCACACCAACTACCTCACCATCAGTAACTCCAACCAATACATCAACCCCTACAAATACAGTTACACCTACAGTTACTTCATCACCAGGAGGTTCGCCCACACCAACTACTTCACCATCGGCAACACCCTCTAATACACCAAGTGAAACACCTTCAACAACTCCGTCTTTAACACCGACAGTTACACTTACAGTAACATCAACACCGACTCTAACACCTAGCGTTACACCATCAGTTACATCAACACCTGGTGGTTCGCCAACCCCAACACCCACCAACACCCCAACAAAAACCCCTACACCTACTGTTACACCTTCAGGTTGTGTAAACGATTTGGTCACCCCAAAAGGCGTTAAGATTTCATTTAATTCCGGTTCTAATTATACAAATTGTACGGTCTATACCGGATTAACTTCAACTAACATAACAGGTATAACTTCATGTACAAGTATGTCCACAGGAGATATTTGTGATATTACAGGTATAGACCCAACATTAATGGAGATATATGTTAGAATTGATTGTGAAGGTTGTTGTGAACAAGTTTTTAGAGTTAATTTGGATGATTGTTGTGATAGTTCGTCGACACCGATATCATCACCCACCCCAACAGTAACACCGACTCAGAGTGCGACTCCTACGAATACACCAACACTTACCCCAACACCAACTGTTAGTAGTACACCATCAACAGGGTATACTTGTAACGATAGCGTTTATGTCCCCTCGACAGTGAACGGTGTTTCTATAACATCAACATATAGTGGTAGTGTTACCGAAAATACATCTGGATACACGTCATCCTGTGTTGGTGACACTATTGTAATGACCGACTATCATAACTTTTTAGGAAATTCAGGACCTTTCTCATATAGATACAATTTTAGTTCACCAGTAAATGATTTAGTTGTTTTTATAACCGGTATGGGTGGTACTAGTGATGAAGATTTCACATTTACAACAAATACAGGTACCCCCACAATATCTTCACCGTTAAGTTGTTATGTAACAATAACAGGTAACACAATTATTGGTGGCTCAACCGCACCACTTTTTGTCAATGGTGGTGGAAAATTCATAATAACAAATTCAACACCATTTATCTCGATGACCATATCAGGTAATGGTGGTGCCTCAGGTTCTAGGGTGGGTATTTGCTCCGATTCAATCATACCACTTGTAACACCCACACCCACCAATACTTTAACACCAACACCGACCGTAACCCCAACGAATACTGTAACACCTACTAATACAGTAACTCCAACAATTACAACATCACCCGGTGGTTCGCCCACATCAACACCAACAATAACACCTACTAATACAGTTACACCAACTGAAACTGTAACACCAACACCGACCGTAACCCCAACGAATACTGTAACACCTACTAATACAGTTACACCAACTGAAACTGTAACACCAACACCGACCGTGACTTCTACCAATACAGTAACACCAACAAATACCCCAACACCAACACTCACCCCAACCAGTTCGGCTACTCCATGTGACATACTATGGGAATTCGATGGAGGAACGACAGGAACAGGAGGTCATACCACATTTAGTTATACTGACTGTACCGGTACCCTTCAATTTATTACTGTTGGGAATGGTACAACTGAGACATACTGTGGTTATTTAACACCAACACCTCAAGTTACGAATGATGGTGACGGTACTTTTACAAGCACTGGAACATGTAATTAAAATTGATTATCTCAACTAAAGTATTTATATTATAACCATGAGTTTTTTAAGTAATAATAATTCAGAATTTTTATCAGTTAGAATCACCCAAAAGGGTAGAAATTCTATTGCAAAAGGTAGTTTTAACATCGCATATTTTCAAATTGGGGATTCTGAATTTGATTACACATCACCGTTTGATAATTTTACAGGATTAAACTCACAACCATTTCAAATGGTCTTTGCACCCTTTGATAAAGAAGGGGGTGTAAAATATCCCTATAAATTAGATAGTAGTAACACGGGTTCTACGGTTTATGGTATTCCCGTACAATCTTCAACCACCGATACTTTAAGAAACGTTATGGGTCCTGCCGGTTTTGTAACCGAGTATATTGATTATGATAGTAGTAATTGTACAGGAACGAGTGTTGAGTGTGAAACTCAACAAATATCATTATCCGCGATGACAGGTGATAATAGTGTGACCGTATTAACAGGTGCTAGTTTTAATGACTGTGAGTATATTACAATAGTTTATGGTGGATTTTGTGGTAATGACCCAAATCATCCTGTAATCACTGGTGAAACAAACAGTTTAACATATAAAATTACAGGTGTAACAGGAAATACACTTTATCTTGATAGAGCGACACCTAATTTTTCAGGATGTACAGGTCCCGCTCAAGTGGTATGTAATTCTTGTGAAAATGAATATCCTGTAAGTGTAACATATAATCCAAACTGTAAACCCGCGGAAATTGACCCAACACAACAATTAAATTCATGGACCATGAATGTCGTTTGGGGTATGAAACCAATCGGTTTTGACGTTAATGGTGTGGACGAAAACATAACAGGTTTTACATCAAACAAACACGTATCAACTAAACAATTTTTAGGTTATACAACATCAAGTGGTCAAACATTTACAACAAGTTCAGGTACCACGGTAACTAACCCCACTTCTTATAAAAATTCATATAATGAAGTGATTGAAGTTACTCCTGAGGAACAAAGATGTATTGCTGTAATCCATTATTCAGAACTCGGAGATTTAAAAAATGACCCTGAAAGATTCTATAAGTACGACGATTATATAAGCACAAATAATACGGAATCTCAAGCATTGTTAGAAGACTCAATTGGTAACACGATAACAGATTTAGAATATTTTGAAGTATATATCCCATTTATTCAATACCATAGAAATACTGGTACAACAATAGGTGCTTTACTTACTATGGACACAACAGATTACTTTGTTAGTTCGAAGAAAAACGCATACCAAAAAATCAAGTACAGATATCTATTAGATGAGATTGGAAATAGAGTTGGTAAAATTTTCGTAAACAATAAAGTAGTTGTCATTGACGACCAAGAGTTGGTTGCTGTTATGGATTATAAATCTAACAGAAAGTACACACTACCTTCACCAAAAATAAACTTATTACCAAGTGATTTACCAGCCGCACAATCTTTTTATTCTGGTTCAACTGAACAGACTATATGGTTAACATACATGTTAAACTACACGGGTGATACCCAAATGAATGGATTACCTTGTAACTACTATACTAAATTCGAAACAACAACAGGTAGTACCTATTATACAACTCCCTGTCAGTTATATGTCAAGTTCGCAAATGGTTATTTCACAGATATGGTAACAGGTAGTACTTGTAATTTTAAAAATGGGTTTATAGCTAATCAGTTCCAATTATTAATTCAAGTTACCAATTATGGTGATTTACCTGAACCAAATCTTTGGAAATTATTGGATATGACTCAATATATACCAAATCATACTGTTGGTAACACAATTAACCCTGCGAACTTAGTTGATTATTCATTTCAAGTTACTTTTGACATGTACGATAATGATACTACAATATTTGATTTAGAATCTTATATTGGTGAGATACCAAATCAACCATCAACAGCACCACAGTTTGGTGATGAACAACCTTTTCCTGGTAGTATTAAATTGGTAAGAGCAACGGATATTGAGAAAATGAATTTCTTGGTGAACTTACCGGCTAGTCAATTTAATGTTACACAAAATCCAACGTATACTACAGGTCAAGATAAGAGAATTACAGAAGTTGCTTTATTGAACGAAAATAAAGAAGTGTTGGCAATAGGTAAGACCGCCAATCCTGTAAAAAGAAGCGGAACACAAGTATTCGCAATAAAAATAGATTTCTAACTCTTTACAATTTAAATGATATCTCATATAATTTTTATATGAGTATAAAATTTAAGAATGCACCCAAAATTTTGGGATTAGACATTTCAACCAAGACCATCGGATGGGCGCTATTTGATGTTAATTCTTCGCGACTTTTAGAATTGACACACTTTTCTCCTAAAATAAAACCTCAACCTGAAGATAAGATTGAGGAACTTCTAAAGAAGGCACAGGCGTTTAAAAAACATTTAGAAGATTATAAAGATGTGGGGATAACACGAGTTGTTATTGAGGAACCACTATTAAATTCAAATAACATTTACACTGTTGGAACATTATTGAGATACAACACAATGATTCTCAAATCGTGTTATGAGATTTTAGGTATTGTACCTACTTTCATTACCACCTACAATGCAAGAAAATATGCATTTCCAAGCTTAGTTGGTAAAAACGATAAGGGTAAGAATGTTTTATTTGGTGGTTTACCTAAAGATATAGACAAGAAACACATTATATGGGAAAACGTAAATACCGTTTGTCCTGAGGTAGAGTGGTTGTATGGTAAAAACGGTCAATTGAAAAAAGAAAACTACGATATGAGTGATGCGGCAACAGCGGTGATTGGATTTGTGAACATGCAAAAATTAGGTATTTCCAATTAAAATTTGTTTTTATGAAAATGATTGTGTATACTTTGAAAAGAATTTGATTCAATAACTAATAATGTCAAGATAGCATTAGTATTTTGACATAAGGTGGGAGGTTTTGGTGTATAACCCCCACCTTTTTTTATGCGGTTTGGTTTTACAATTTTTATTTTGTATATTTTATCTATGCCATCAGTTGCCATTGAATACAAACCTGTTATTGACATCCTTGAAGATATTCTTGGTGACTGTAGAATGCACAACGAATACAAAGGACAGTTGGCGTTTGATTGTCCAGTATGTTCCCACGAAATCAAAGGATTAGACCACGGTGATGGTAAAGGTAACTTGGAAATCAATTACAAAATGTTGGTTTATAAGTGTTGGTCATGTTCTGAATTATACAATACCCATGGCTCGGTTTACAAACTCATAAAAAAATATGGAAACGAAAAACATCTAAAAAGATATGAGTTATTAAAACCTGATGAGGTAGAACTTGTGGTAAAACAATTCAAACAAGTTGAATTACCCAAAGAATTTATTGCACTTAACAATCCAAGTGACGGTGTTAAATTGACTCACCACTATAGACAAGCCATGGCGTATCTAAAAAAGAGAAACGTTACTGACAAAATAATAAGAAAACACAATATAGGGTTTGCATTCTCAGGACCATATGAGAATAGAATAATAATTCCATCTTATAATGAATGGAGACAAATCAATTACTTTGTTGCACGTTCATTTTTGTCAAAAACTAAATTAAAATATAAAAATCCTGACGTACAAAAAGAGACAATTATTTTTAATGAAAGTTTGATAGATTGGTCAAAAAAAATTTATTTAGTCGAGGGTGCGTTTGACTCTATTTTTTTAGATAATGCCGTCCCAATGTTAGGTAAGTACATAAGTGATTTACTCTTTAATAAAATATATGACCTTAGATGTGAAGTGACAATATTGTTAGATGGTGATGCGTGGGACGACGCAGAAAAATTATATCACAAATTAAATTGTGGTAAACTATTGGGTAAGATAAACATCGTGAAACTACCTAAAGACAAAGACATTGCAGATTTACAAGGAAACTTAACCGAATACAAAGAATTTAAATTAGATTAAAATGAATTTAACAGAAATAGCACAGGAAATCAGAGAGTGTGTTGAAATTAGAAAAAAGGAGTTAGAACTTACTTTTTATGAAGATGAACACATTTATTTTATGAGAGATTTAGATGGAAAACATAGAAATAATTTTCCATCCGTATCAAAAGTCATTAAAAAATTTTACATCCCATTTGATGCAGAATCTAAAGCTTACCAAATGACAGATGGTGACGAGGAAGAAACTCGTTTATTGTTAGAAAAATGGAAGAAAGCGGGTGATTACTCTACAAATTTAGGTAGTAGGGTTCATTACATGTTAGAAACTGATTTAGTTGGTAGATATGGTAATTATAAAGATGTGAGACAACCAATTTTTGAATGTGACAATCAACAAATCATGAAGAGTGACAGTATGATATCAGCGGGTAAAGATTTTTTAACCTTGATGGAAGAAAGAGGTGCGGTACTCTTAGATACTGAAATGGTGTTGGGTGACCCTGAACTAGGATATGTTGGTCAACCTGATAAATGCTGGCTGATGATGAACAAACAAAAAGACGGATTTGGAATTGTTGTTACGGATTGGAAAACAAACCAAGAAAAGAATTTTCAAATACAACCCTATACTTCAAAAATGTTACACCCTTTTGAAAACTATTATGATACCGCTCTAAGTCACTATTATGTTCAACTACCATTGTATGGTAAACTATTATTAAAAATGTTGGAAGGTAGTAAGTTTTCAGATATCAAATTATTAGGTTGTGTCATTACACATCTTAAAGATAATGGGACGTTTACGGAATACAAAGTCCCATCGGACATGACCAATTCGATTTTACAAATGGATATAAAAAAATACTTAAAATGATAAGAAAAATTATACACATATCTGATTTACACATCAGGACCTTTCAATTACATGACATGTATAAGAAACAATTCAAGATGGTAATTGACGATGCGATGAGAAGAGTGGAAGATTGTAATTACGATGAGATAAGAGTGGTCATTACTGGTGACATTGCTCATCAAAAAATTAATATCTCAAACGAACAAATGATGCTCACATCTTGGTTCCTAACACAGTTACACGAAAACATCGGACCTGTTATAATAATACCAGGAAACCATGATTTTTTAGAAAATAATGTGAGTAGATTGGATAGTATTACCCCAATTGTTGAAATGTTGAATAATGAAAATGTCAAATATTTCAAAAACAGTGGGGTATATGAGGATGAGAACATTAATTGGGTGGTTTACTCTTTATATCAACACAATCAAAAACCCGATTTTGAAAAAGAGGATAATAAATTTTATGTTGGTTTATTTCATGGACCAATACAAGGTTTGTCCACTGATTTAGGGTTCGAGTTTGAAAATGCCTACTCACCATTAAACTTTGTTGGTTTGGATTTATTACTTTGTGGTGATATCCATAAAAGACAAATGTTTGACTTACCCAACGGAGGTAAAGCTATCATGATTGGTTCTCTGATTCAACAAAATTTTGGTGAGACAGTTAATTATCACGGATACGGTGTTTATGACGTGGTAAACGATGAATACCATACTTATGATATAGAGAATGAACAACCTTTTCTACATTTCTCCATATCTGACATATTAGATATTGACAATGAATCAGAAAAACTACTTAATATTAGATAATGAATTCATAAAGTATTGTGAATTAAACAAAATTGAGAATCCTCAAGAATTTGCGGAACAAGTTTTTAAAAAAGGTTTCAATATTGTAAAGTACGGTGAAGTACCATTTGGATTTTCATCTGGTGAAAAGATAGTAGAGAAGGAAGTAATCAAAGAAATTATTAAAGAGATTCCCGTAGATAGGATAATTGAAAAACCAATTGAAATTATTCGAGAAGTTATTAAAGAGGTACCTGTTGAAGTTATTAAAGAGGTACCGGTGGAGATAAAAGGGGATACTCAGATTGTAGTAAGAGAGGTTATAAAAGAAGTCCCAATTGAAAAGATTATTGAGGTAAAAAATGACGAAGAATTAAACACTTTAAAAGTTGAAAATGAGAAATTAAAGTCTGAATTGGAAAGTCTAACAAAATCATTAGAGGGTCTCGGCAGAAAGGGTAAATTTATGAAGGACAGTAACCTCTCATCTTTATATGGTGAATAATTTTTTTATTGATTTTTTTTTCATATATTTTATAAAATACATTCAAACATGACAAACATTTTTATTTGGATTATGGCAGCATATGGAATGAGCACTATAATCGTTTACGGTTCTATTTTTGACTCTGTAAGAGATTCCATACATAATTGGGCCAAAAATGAATACGCTCCTTTACAAGGAGTTGGAAATTTTATTTCAGGATTGATTAGTTGTATGTTATGTACATCAACATGGGTTGGATTCTTCTTTTCAATCTGTCTCGGGGGAATGACAACTCATTTTGGTATTCATTGGTTACCATCTATTTTCTTTGACGGTATGTTTACCGCGGGAAGTGTATGGGCTATAAATGGAATAGTTGAATTCTTTGAAGAAAGTAGATTCAATAAATAAACCCTGACGGGATGTTCAAAAATTTTAAATGGGTTACATAAAAAGAAGTTTTGATGACACTGAAGTAAGAAATTTTGCTAAAATTTTCATTAAAGAAGTTTTTAACATTTTGTTCGAGTCACATCCTAATTCAAAAGCAATTGATTTAATTTGTGTTGACGATAATTCATTTGGTGTGGAGTTGGAAAGAGGGGGTTGGATTGGTGATTTTTGGGAGAATGAATATTCCTTGATTAGTGGTTATGATTTTAGGACTGTTAATATTCCAATACGGAAGGTAAAGTATTGGTACGATAAAGTAGGTGATACTATAACCCCAAACAAAAATAAGCATTGGTTTATTAGAACAAACAGAGATTTTACTCAAGTTATATTAATAAAACCAACCACAATTAAGAATAAAGACAAAATACTTTTCACAGAATTCAAACCAAACAATAGTGAAGAGATAGAAAAATGGATGTCATTTAAAAAAGAACACGTTCAAACCTATAACTTAAAGAAGAACAAATGGACACTACAAAGAAAGAAGTAACCAATCTTAAAAATCCCTACATTAAAGTTACATGGCAGGATACACATGAGAACTTCACCTCTGAAAAACTCAATAGAGTTAAATCATATTTTCAAAAGAAATACAACACAAAGTACGTTCAAATTATAACTAAAGTTATATCCAATGATGACCAAACAAAATTAGCGTCATTAGACATAACAGAAAATATTTCTGATTTTCAGTACCAAAAAACTTTGATGAAAGATTTCGTTGAGGAGAATGAAATCAATATATCATTAGAAAGACTTAATAATCTTGACAATAAAGTAAATGAAGAATTCATCCGTAAAAACGGTGATAGAATCAAATACACTAAATGGTATATCAAAAAGGTTGAATTTTCAAATTTCCTGTCCTATGGGGGAAACAATGAGATTGATTTTACCATATTACCCGGCATCACAGTTGTAGAATCTACACCCAAAAATTTTGGTGGTAAGTCAACTGCAACAGTTGATTTAATGATGTTTTTATTTTTTAATAAAACCACAAAAACTAAAACCAATTCAGAAATTTTCAATAGGTTCAGTAACAATGACGAAGTAAAAGTTAAGGGATACATAACCATAGACAATGAGGACTACATTATTGAGAGAATAAGCTCACGTAAGAAAACAAAAAGTGGTGATTATACCGTCACAAATAAATTGGATTTTTATAAAAAAAATCAAGATGGTACGATTGAAAATTTAACAGGTGAACAACGTAGAGAAACTGAAGATTTTATAACAAAGGCAATCGGCACAGAGGAAGATTTTCTATCAACAATATTAACAACTGGAAATAATTTAGAAGAACTCATTGAATCAAAACCTACTGCAAGAGGTTTAATACTTACAAAGTTTTTAGGTTTAGAAATTCTTAAAGAAAAAGAAGAAATCTGTAAAACAATTCAAAGTGAATGGAGTAAAAAATTGATTTCCAATAATCATAATATGAATGATTTGGAAACAGAGATTACTTCTTTTCAAGAAGGTATCGATGAAAACAAATCAGAAATATCTAGATTAGAAATTGAAACAACAAAAACTCAGTCAACCTTAAAAAATGCGGAAAATAAAAGAGATGATTTGTTGTCAAAAAGAAACACAGATATTGACCAAGATTTAATTCGTACCAATACAAGTCAAATAAAGGTTGATATTAGTAATTTGGAAAAACAAAAACAAGTTTCAATTACTAACGCCGATTCTGTTAATGTAAAAGAACCTTCACAGTTTTATCTTGAGGAAAATCATTTGTTACTAAAAGATGAAATGAATGGAATAGTTGTGGAAGGTAGAGTAAATGCTGACTCCATTAAACGAAACGAAGAACTAATAAAACAATTAGAGGAAGGACAAATATGTCCGACCTGTAAAAGAGCATTAGCTGAGGTTGACCACACTGATGAAATAAATAAATTAAAAGAATTGGTCGAATCAATTAGGAAAATTCAAACAGATAATCGTAAGAAGTATGATGAATTAACTGAAAAGGAAAAGGTCTTTATTGATTTGAAAAAAGAGTACGATGGGTACGAAAAAAACAAAATTAAAAAGACAAGGTATGAGTTGGAGGTCGAGCAGAAAAAAATAGAAATTGAAAAGTTACAAACAAAACTTGATAACTATGACCGCAACAAACAAAAGTTAGAAGAGAATCAAAGAATAGATGCTGAAATTGTGGGTTTAAAGTCTCAAATTGAAACCCTCAATGCAAATCTAAGAAGTTATGGCACTACTATTGAAAGATTAAAAAATCAGAATCAAACTTTAACTGAAAAAATTGAAACTAATAAGGATTTAATTAGAAAGATAAAAGTTGAAAATGAAACTCAATCTATCTTCAAGGTTTACCTAACCGTTTTCGGTAAGAATGGAATCTCAAAGGTTATTTTAAAAAATATGGTCCCACTAATTAACCAAGAGTTGTACAGACTTTTAGTTGATAGTTGTCACTTTATTTTAGAATTGAACATCAACGAGAGAAACGAGGTTGAATTTATAATGATTGATACTGAAACTAGAGTAGTAAAACCACTCGTTAGTGGTTCGGGTTATGAAAGAACTATTTCATCACTTGCCCTTCGAAGCGTATTAACCAAGATATCGTCATTACCCAAACCAAATATTGTTGTAATGGATGAAGTATTTGGTAAAATTGCGGATGAGAATTTGGAAATGGTGGGAGAGTTCTTCAAAAAAATTAAAGATTATTTTGAACACATATTTGTTATTTCCCATAACCCATTAATTAGAAACTGGTCGGACAATTTGGTTATGGTCAAAAAAGATAACAACATTAGTTCAATTGATTTTATCACACCAAAAATTTCTTAATATCACTTTTTTTTCTTAGATTTAAAAAAAATAATTCACATGAACAGTAAACTATATAAAGACTTCGGACTATTCGCTAAGGACAAAGGGATTAGCGGTTTAAATTTACATCACTACAACAAACAAGTTGAAGACAGTTTAACTCCATACATATTGGAAGAGAGACAAATGAACGTAACCGTGATGGATGTATTCTCACGATTGATGATGGAAAGAATCATATGGGTTGCGGGTGTTGTAAACGATAACATGTCGACAGTGGTTCAAGCTCAACTTATGTTTTTAGACAGTATCGATAATACTGATATCACAATGCACATTGATAGTCCTGGTGGTTCTGTAAAAAGTGGATTATCAATGGTGGATGTAATGGATTATATCAACTCGGATATTCGTACAATCAACACTGGAATGGCAGCATCTATGGGTTCGGTTTTACTTGGTGCGGGTACAAAAGGTAAGAGATGTTCACTAAGATTCAGTAGAACAATGTTACATCAGTCTTCAGGAGGTTTTGAAGGTAATATTCAGGATGCTAAGATTAATATGAAAGAATGGGAAAAATTAAATAAAATTCTATTTGACCTATTGGGTGAATATTGTAACAAACCATCCGAAGTTGTCATGGAGGATGCGTCGAGAGATTTGTGGTTATCATCAGAAGATGCGTTGAGTTATGGCATTATCGATGAGATAATTAGAAAGAAAAAATAATTATTATTAATATTTATATCATATGGACGAAAGACTTTTAAACGCAAAAGAAAATACAAATAAAATTGCAGGTTTTCTTGCAAAGAACTATAAAACCGTTTTAATGGTTGTGTTCGGGTTGTTCGTTCTGTATTGGATGATTTTCATTTTAACACCTCGAGTGGGTATGTCACCTGAAGATAAGGCGAAGATTGATTCTTTGAATGTTGTAATTAATAACATGTATAAAGAACAAGAAATGTTAGACGATAAAATCGACAACATCAATAAAGAAATTGGAGAAGTTGATAATAGTATCGATAAAATTAAAAATCAAAAAACAATAGTAAAGGAAGTATATCATGAAAAAATTAATCGTGTTTCTAATTTTACTGAGCCAGAGCTTGATAGCTTTTTCTCAGACAGATACAAATAATAAAAATCGAACCCCCGAACCAGTAAAATGTTTACCGGTTTCTACATTTAAGTCAATTGCTAAAGACTTATTAAGAGGTGATTCTGCGATTGCTGAATTGAAATTATCAAATGAACAAATCACAAAATTAGAGGAAAAGGTTTCACTGAAAGATAGTGTAATTGTTACCATGCAGAAGAAAGAGGAAAATTATTTAACAATAATTAAATCTCAAGACGAAAAATATCAAATTTTAGAAAATCACACAAAAAATTTAGAATTACAGTTGAAGAAAGAAAAGGTGAAAAATAAGTTCAAAACCATCGTTGGGGGTGGACTTATTGCAATTTTATCCGTATTTTTAATCGTACAGTAATTTATTTGAATGAAGACATATCTTTTATTTTTATTCGCGAATTTCGAAGACCACGAAGACATTGAATTTTTTTGTTTGGAAGTTCTTGGAGTTAGTCCAAAAATTGCCAAGGTTAGGTTTGTTATTGAAGATACGTCTAAAAGTATAATAGTTATATTTGAATCCGAATCAAATAGAAAAGAGCTCTCTGAAGAACTTCACAATATTATTTCTATGGAGGATGTGAAATTTTACTTCCTCTTCGAAAGAGAAAGTATATATAGTGCCAATTTACCTATACAGATGAAGGACTTTATGTTTAAGCCAAGTGAAGAATATAGTTCATTAAGGTTAGAATATAATAAAAAAGAAAAAAATTGATTTTTTTTACATATTTTTACCCATGAACCACAAACCGAACATTCATGGCCAAAACATTACTAATCAACACTGAAGAAATTCAGAACTACATCAAAGACATCCGAAAGATTAAGGTAATTACTCACCAAAGACAGGATGAAGTCTTCGAACTCTTAAAAAATAAAGACCTACCTAAGAAGGAAAGAGTCGATTTGTTAAACGAACTCGTAGTGGGTAATCTACGTTTTGTAATCACCGTCGCTAAATCATATCAAAACAATGGTATGGATTTAATTGATTTAATATCCGAAGGTAATATCGGTCTCATACGAGCCGCCGAAAGATTTGACCCTAACAGTGGTTACAAATTTATTTCATATGCTGTTTGGTGGATTAAACAATCTATTATGGCTTCTCTAAACGAGAATTCAAGGATGATAAGACTGCCGTCAAACATTATTCAGGAAAATCAAAAAAGAAAGAAAAATGAACAGTTAAATGTTGATGACCCTTTCTTTATCAATTATGAAGATAATGGGGCAGAAATAGTACTACCTCATTGTGTAAACTTGAATGATGAAATAAATGAAGAGGGAGACCAATTAATCGATACCATCATTAATGTCAACGCTGATAACCCTGAAGACATTTTAAATACGTCTGAAGAAATTAAAAAAAGAGTTTCTCAAATGCTTTCAATCCTTGACGATAGAGAAAAGGTCATTATTGAAAAGTCTTATGGGTTGAACGGTATTGAAATGAATTTAGAAGACTTGGGTGATGAATTCGGATGCACTAAAGAACGTATTAGACAACTACGTGATAAAGCACTAAAGAAACTTCGTAACGACAGTTATGGATTATTAAACTATTTATAAATAAAAAACATGAAAAATTTTATTCAAAAAAATTTCACAATAATCGTTTTGGTTGTTGCACTTTTAGGATTTTTTAAAAGTTGTGGCGACGGAAGAGAACTCTCTAAAATGAGAAAGGAAATTGAGTCAATTAAAGATTCTACCTACACCAAAGAAGAATTGGATGTTAGGTTAAGAATTGAAGGATTGAAATCAGAAAAAAGAATGATTCAAGCAACTGATAGAAAAATTTTAGATGTAAACCGTCAAACTGAAATTGATAATGAAATAAGCAAGTTGGAAAATAGTGTTAAATGAAAAATTGGATTAATAAAAATTATAAAACATTAATAGTATCTGCGTTTTTAATACCAATTATAACTGTTGCGTTGGTTTCAATATCACACGTAACTAAATGGTACGGAATTTCAAACCCAATTAGTTGGGCTATCTATTTATCAATAGGTATCGAAATTGCCGCATTATCTGCGTTGGCTGCAATATCAGCTGATATGGGTAGAAAAGTATATTTCCCATTTGGTATTGTAACCCTCATTCAATTTATTGGTAATATTTATTTCGCCTATTCATATATTGATATTACGAGTCAAGCATTTATTTCTTGGGTTGAGTTAGTTTCACCACTTTTAGAATATATTGGTGTTGACCCTACAGACATGATTGGTCACAAAAGATTTTTAGCGTTTTTCGCTGGAGGTATGTTACCAATCATTTCACTTTCTTTTCTACATATGTTAGTTAAGTTTACTCAGAGTGAGAAAAATACTGTAGAGGTTGAACAACCAGTGGTAAAAGACGCTCCTGAACCCGTTGGTGAAGAAACACCGGTGGTAGATGCTAAAGACATTGTTGGTGAAGTCTCTCGAGTTAGAATCTCTCAAGAAGATTTAGATATTTTAGAAAAATTACTTAACAAAACCCCCCAACCAAAAGATGTTGAAACTCCTGAGGAAGAAGAGGATAATGACTCATCAGATGTTTTTTTAATTGAGGACCATTTAATTAAAGAAGAACCGGTGGTTGTTAAAGAAACAACTATTACTCCTGAACCAATTGTTGAAGAACAACCTGTAATAGTTGAAGAACCAATTGTCACACCTGAACCAACTATTGCACCTGAACCAATTGTTGAAGAACAACCGATAGTAATTGAAGAAACAACTATTACTCCTGAACCAATTGTTGAAGAACAACCTGTAATAGTTGAAGAACAACCGATAGTAATTGAAGAACCAATTGTTGAAGAACAACCTGTAATAGTTGAAGAACAACCGATAGTAATTGAAGAACCAATTGTTACACCTGAACCGATTGTTGAGGAAATAATTGAAACACCTGAACCGATTGTTGAGGAACCAATACAAGATGAACAACTTCCCATTGAGGAAGAAAAAAAAAATTAGAAGAGTCCCCACAACAGGAGGAATCGTTGGAAAACTTTGGTTTGGACAATGGGGAAATAAATAATACAGAAGACAACGACATTTCTTCTGTTATCAGTAAAAGGTTAACTAGAAATGTTGGAAATACACAACGTAGAAGGTTTAGATGATAAAACTTTAAATGTTGTTCGTCGCAGAACGAAAAAAACCCAAATATTACTGTACGACACTAATAGACGTGCGGACGATTTCATTAATAAATTAAAGTACAGGAAGTGTGGTAAATACGACGAAATACCACACTTTATTGTCACTAAATTAGGTACAATCTACCAACTTTTCGATACCAACTATTATTCAAATACATTTGACGAACCTTATATTGACAAACAATTTATTAAAATTGCGGTTGAAAATTTAGGATGGTTAAGTAAAAATACCGTAACAGGTTTCATGCATAATTGGATTGGAGACCCTTACAGATGTGAACCTTTCGTTAGAAATTGGAGAAACCATTATTTTTGGGATAGGTATAATGATGACCAAGTATTATCAATTTCATCATTGTGTGAACATATATGTGAATCCCACGGTATACCAAAAAATATAGTACCTTCTCAGGGATATCTTGAAAGCGCTATTAAATTTAATGGTGTAGTGTGTAAATCTAATTTCTCAAATATTTATACAGATATAAACCCATCATTTAATTTTAGACTAATTTTTAAAAATGAACAATAGAAAAACATCGGGGTACGACGAGATAAAAGGTATGTTAAAGACGTTAAGGTCTCTTAATGAAACCGTGTACACCAACAAGAATTTGATTAAGGAAGAGGATGAAACTCAACAACCTAATACCAATACACAAAATACCGATAACGAGTTAAACAAAAAACAGTACGATAACGTGGAGGTTGTTAATGATGTGGATGTTAAATTATTGTCTTCTGACCAAGAGGATATAAAACTTAAACCTGAAGAAAAAACCGCCTTATCACAAATAATTGATTCATTTAGACAACAAGTTTCACAAATTGCAAGTTTAGAACCTGGAATTACCATAACCGAGACTGAAATCAGACTTGATGGTGAAATTACAGACTTAGAAATTAATTTTGTTATGATTTCGGGTGAAGGTAGTGGGTTATACATAAATGGCGACATGTTATTATTAGACGACGAAACAATGGACATGTTAGAAAAATTGAGAAAATTTGAACCAACTTTCACATCGGCTATGGAGCCATTAATTAGAGATAGAATGAACGCATAATGGCACTTACAAACACCGATGTTAAAGAAATTGAAAAGATTGCAAGAAAAGAAATGAAAGATTTTCTTGAGACCACTCAAGCACATACCATTGTAATGAAAATAATACAAAAAGAGATAGGTGCTAGGTCAGTTGATGAAAGAATCGTTGACCTATCATCTAAAGTTGTTGTGGAACTTTTCAAAACACTATGGCAACGTAAGTCTTTTTGGGAACAACCCTTAAAAAGTGTTAGATAATGTCATATAATTTCGAGAAAATATTGAGAGGGAAAAAATCTTCCCCAAAAGATACAAATGAAACTTCTGCAGATTCCTCAGGTTCATTTGAGGGAGCTCTGAGCGGTCCATTAGTTAAAAGGAAAATAAAAAAGATTCATAATTTTGAAGAAGAATTAAGTGAAGTTACAGACTCTTCTTCTTCAGGACAATATGACACTTCTTATAGTGCTGGTAGGTCGAACCCATTAAAAATCAATGGTCCCAATAGTATCATGAACAGTCGAGCGGTAAAAGATAAAAATTTCCCAAAATGGGGAGGTCCTGGTGGTGTTTATGTAAAGGTAAAAGAAAGATGTAAAAAATATCCTTACTGTAATCAGGGTGATATCAAAAGTTTAGATTTTTTTGAAGACCAAGAATTGAAAGAATCCGTTTATAATGTATCAAAAAAATTAGGATTACCGTATTCTCAGGTCGAGAAAATTGTAATAAATGAAATAAATAAGATATTTATTAAGTAAATGAAAAAGAATATATCAAATATCATTTCGGAGTCATTATTTGACGAAGTAAAAAGAACCATATTAAAAGAAAATAAAAAATCTCAAGATATGTTTCAAATTACTTGCGAGGGAGAACCCGTTGAAACATTTGAATCCGAAGAAATTGCAATGCAACATTTGGATATTTATAAAAAGAAACATCCTAAAAAGGAGTTCATAATCGAAAAAGTAAAATATAATTCACCAACTGAAATGATTGATAAATTAGACCAGATGGGAGAAGAATTAGAAGAAAATAAAGAAACCACAAAAATGAAAAAAATTAAAGTATCGAGCATGGCAGAAGCCATTTTATCCGCTAAAGAAAAAGGTCTAAAAGAAATTAAATTTAACGGAAAAGTACATAATGTTGAAGAATCATGGAAACAACTTGAAGAAGAGGAAGGTGTTTGTGATGAGTGTGGACAAGGTTATATGGAAGAAGAAACAAATGTGGAGGAATCAAGCGCGTTTGTTTTGGCTGCTGATAAAGCGAGAGATGCTGGTAAAAAAGAATTCGAATTCCCTAAAGGAAGTGGTAAAATGCATAAAGTAAC